GAAGCTGACATACCGCTTAAAGGGATGACGCTTTACTGCACGTTCTTTACCTGTTCTATTTGCGCAGGTGAGATTACGACAAAAGGATTTAAGAGAGTTGTTGCTCCAGAGCCAGATTGGGACCATCCAAGATATGGTGAAGGTCAAAAAATTGCCATGGAGATGTATAAGGAGCGTGGTATAGAAGTTGAATTCTACAAAGAGGATGGAGAATCAAATTTATGGACATTCTATAAAATAGGGTGTGGTGGAGGAAAAATACACGCAATTGTTTCTGCTGATAAATTTAAGCAATACGTTGAATATCATCGAAGTAAGCTTGAAGGAGAAGGTTATGTGATAGACAGTTATGAAATTGATTTTGAATTTAAGGTAATAAAATTTTTAGGTTTGGAAGAAAGGCACTATCTTTACTTCGCAAATCAAGGAGTCGATGACTTCATATTTAATAGAGACTAATGGATGTAATTTTAGAAAAAATAGCTGCAGAATGTAACGAGGCAGGAATTCAAATCAAAGAGTCAAAGCCTGGTGTTTATACTATTGAAGGGCTGTATGAAGGTTCTGCGTATTTATATATTTGTGAGACCGATGAAGCTGTAGTTTTTGAAAATGCTCTTGGAGAAAAACTTCACGTTCTTTCTTTTAGAGATTTTGTTAATACTGCAATGTTTTGGTGCAAGAGTAACAAAAACTGGCCTTATTTGAATGTAAAAGAATCTGCATGGTACAAAGTGTTCAAAAGCTTCTCAACAGGAAGGAGTTATTATGAGCTGGAGGAAAAAGAAACTGAAGGTAAAATTTCATTTATTTTACAAGAAGACCTTCCTTTTTAAAACATTTTAATTTTTATTTCGTATAAGTACAGATGGCAAAAGAACAAAAAAATAAAATGATTTGCATCACACTTCCTTGGACTGATTCTGAATACACACAACTTAAAGGGAGAATCTACCGACAAGGTTCAGAATTTGATTCTGTTTTTACTATTTTTTCTCAACTTCCAGAAGGGTTCAAAGAAGACCCAAGTTTATTGAATGAAATTGATTACCAACCACCTTCAATGGTGATTGTTGTTTTATTATCTCTATTTAGTTACATCCTAATTGATAGAGGTATTTTCGGTAGCGACATTCAAGTTTTGGTTGAAAAAAATGGAGTAGGTGGTTATTTTTTAAGAAAAATTTCTTTGATGGGTGCAATAATTTTTGTAAGTTTGTTGCTCCAGTTCGTTGCTTTACTTATTATAATTTAAAATAAAAATGGAAGAGAAAAAGACAAACATAGTTGACAAGATTGAACAGATGTATAATCTTAAAGACGAAAGCGGAAAGCAAAAGAACAAAGCTTTCTTTTCACATCTAATTAGGTCATATCTACCATTTAAAAGCGTAGGAGTAGCTCAGTCTGAGCCAGCTAAAGAAGTTGGAAAGAAAAAGCCAAGAGTTCATTGCGTATTCACACATGACAAACTGATGACTGTTGAAGCTGTAATTGCAGCAAACAACACAGACTCCTTCAAAATGAATCTTGATGACTTCTTAAGGTCTTTTGATGCTGAAAGAGGGTTTTTTGCAAGCCCAACACCTATGAGTCAACTTCTTAACGGAAAGACGCTGGCGCTTCAGGGAAAAAACACCAAGACTTATATGTCTCAAGAATCTTATCTTGCCTTTGTAGGTTGGGTAATGAATAAATATCTCGCTGGAGATAAAGATATTATCTGGTTGCTTAACCAGATGACAAAGAACCCTTTCCATCCTGGAATTGCGGTTAAGAAAAGAAAATCAAAGCCGAAGTCGTACCAGTCCACTGGTTCAAAAAAGAGCACACTTGGTGACCTTGACGCACTTCAGAAATTAAGAGATAAGTTTAAAGACAAATAAATGATAACGATAACTAAAGATAAAATCTATCGTTCCCCATTTACATTAAAAAGTACTAAGCCAGATTCAGATACAGTCAAAGAGATTGGTGTTGATGATGTACTATTTAGTCTTGGGGAGGATATTGAGCTTGGAGAGGATTTAACTTTCGGCAGACTGTTTGATTTGATTATATTTCACAAAGATTTTTTTAACATACTTTTCGCATCTGAGCTTAGAGGTAATGTTATTGAAGATTTCATAAGTGACTATGAGAGGGATATTGATGTTGTTTTTGAAAATCAAGAATACAGACTTAGGCTTTCCTGGATTTGTGATGTATATGAATACAATGGTGATGTTGATTTTATAGATTACCTTTCTTTTGATGCATTTGGAAGAATCAATAAAGATATTGATAAGGAAGAATATGGAATTTCTATTGCTTTTTCTTCTCTGGGAGAAATAAAGAACAATTTACTATTCATAGACAATTCATTTGAAGTCCACAATTCAAAAACTTATGAAGACGAATTGGATGCTATAATTAAAGCGAGTTACAAGCCAGTAACATCCTATCAAGTAATTTCATCTATTTTGCGTGAAATAAGTTTCTATGGTAAGCCAGAAGAAAGAGATGCTCAAAGAAAAGATTTGGTAAAGCAAAATGAGCAGATGGAGAAGTGGATTGAAGAAGGCACCATGGAAGAGAATACTAAAAATTGGGAAACTGTAACTGGAGAAATTGATGCGATGATTGATGAGAACCTGCAGGAAGATGATAATATTACTTTCTGGGATGTTCTATACCCTAAAGCAGAGCCAACTGGAATAAGCAGTCAAGATGAGGTTGATAATGTGATAATTGCATTGTCAGAAGGTTCTAAAATTTATCTTGAAGAGCAGCTACAAGAGGCTCATGATTCTGAGGATTACGAGAAAGCTGCAAAGCTTAAAAAATTAATTGACAAGCGAGACGGGAACAAAACTGATTAACATGATACAAGATTTAGAAGGTGTAGACATATATCATTGCGACTATTTTAATGTTAATTCTAAAAGAAAGCTTGTTTTTGCTAAGGGGAGTTATGTGAATAAATCTCCAGAGGATTTCAAGACCATCCATCAGATTTATAATGTTACCAGATATTGCATGTGGATTTTAAAGCAGAAAACTATTGATGAACTCAATAAATATGCTGCCATTGTTTATATCAACAGAATGAACGAAAGATTCAAAATGATAGAGAATGAGTATAGAAAGGTTCTTAAGAAAACTCAGACTAATAATGAGAAAAACCTTAAAGACTCAATTGATAAACCAGGAAGAACTTACGTATGACAAAGGAAAAGCAAAAAATAATTGATGAAATTTTAAAGAATTTTAAACCAAATTCTCACTTTGAAACTGAACACTTTATCTACTGGGTTAGAGAGAGTTATTTTTATAATGGAGACACTGTATCCAGAGAAGAGTTTAAGTGCATCAAAGATTATGTAATTAAACATGGCACTTTGCCTTGCATGCTTGTTCCTGATGTAAAAGATGAAAAAATAAACAAGCTAATCCCAAGGTCAAATCACAAAGGGTTTGTATATGGCTCTCATGACAATAGAGTTTTAAGGTATTCAAAAACTTATGATTCATTGGAGATGTATGACCACGACACAAGCATTAGAGCTCCTCACAATTCTAAGATAGATAGAATTTTGGTTATTGCAAAAAAACAAATAGCATTTAAAGTAAATACCAAAAACTATGTCCTCATTGGTGGTAAGAGATGGCTGTCTCTTAAAAATTGGCATTCATTTGTAATTAATTCATTTATAAAAGAAAATGAAGTAAGAGTTTTGATGAGCACAATGCTTGGTGGACAAGGTTGGGTTGAAAATTTAAAAGAAGTTGAAACCATATCAATTCAAAATAAAAACTCAAGAAAAGCCAGTTCTATTTCTGAAGCTGTAAATTTTGAATGTGGTTTGATGCCAGCTAAAGTTTTGTTTAAATTTATGTCTGTAAATCAAGTAATTAAGCTTTATAGGTTAATTAATCCAAATAAAATTCACTCAATTACCAATTTCATAAAAGAAAATAGCAGTCAAATCAAGCACCTTCTTACTAATGGAGAAGAGAGTAAGTTGTTGCTGTATTATTATTTTCTATGCAAGGACAATAGATGTGAGAGAACCATTTTGATTGATTACTTCAACATGGCTGAAGAAGAAGGGGAAGAGATAAATTTGAATATGAGCTCTTACGTTACCATTAAGAAAAAACACGATAAAATAAGTAGAGATATTTTAAAGAAGAAAGAGGGTGGTGGTAAGTTAAAGGTTGCTAAAATATATCCAAACATTAAATCTACTCCAGAGATGGAAGTTGAGAAGATAAAAACAGCTCGTAGACTGGACCACGAAAGCGAAATGCTTCATCATTGTGTTCATGGTTACAAGAGTAACATAAACACAGGATACTGCGCTATTTACAGTCTTTTGTTTAATGACGAAAGATACACGCTTCAAATTAATGCAACCAAAAAGAAAAAAGAAGAGGATGAAGAAGCTCTTCCAAAATGGTTTATGACTAAAGAAGAGCAAGTTGCAGAAGAGAAAGCAAAAAATGTTGATGACCCTTCTGAGTACGAATTCAAAATTGCGCAACTTAAGGGGAAATTTAACTATGATGCTCCTGAAGCAATAAAGAAAAGCCTTGAGTTAATGTGTGAGAGATATGACATTCTTCCTTTGGAAAAAAGCCCAATAAGATTTAGAACTCATGAAGTTGAAGGTATGAAAGAAACAAAGAGAGAAATAATCCAAAAAGGAGCTGCAATACTTGAAGATTTAGTTCAAGGAAAAAGAGTAGAGGAAGCAAGGGATTTAGCTGAAGTAAATGATTTTCCATTTTAAATATTGATTATGTATAAAGTACTTGTAACTGGAGGAATTGGAAGTGGGCTGGAGTAAAATAAATTTCTGTGTATTTATGATAAAACACTATCATGAATACAACATTTATTTACGTTTTAATTGACCCAGACACAAACTTTGTTAGATATGTTGGTAAATCAAATAACCCAAAGAGAAGATATTATAAACATTGCTCTAAGAGTAAAAAGAAAACACATAAAGTTAATTGGATTAATAAATTATTAAATGAAAATAAAAAACCAATTTTAGAAGTTATAGATGAAGTTCTTGTTGAAGATTGGTCATTTTGGGAGTCTTATTGGATTTGTCAATTTAAAACATGGGGTTTTAAATTGACAAACAACACTAATGGCGGAGATGGCTGTACGTTTGCAAATAAAACTTCTTTTAAAAAAGGCAATGTTTCTTGGAACAAAGGAAAGAGTATGAGCGAAGAAGCTAAAGAACATTTAAGGCAATGTAACTTAGGAAAAAAGCATAGTAATAAGACTAAGGAAAAAATGTCTGAAACAAGAGGGGGAAAATTGCCAGGTAATATTGAGATTTTTTTAGAGAATGGTAAAAAAAGTAGACTTAAAAAAGGTGATGAATCTTGGAATAAAGGTAAAAAAGGCTATAAAATTGGAGGAAAAAAATCCTCAAAAATAGTTCAACAGATAAATTCAAATGAAAAAGTTATTAACGAATTTGTTGGATGTAAAGAAGCGGCTGATTTCATGGGAGTGACCTATGCAGCTATTAGCAAGTGTTGTAGAGATGTTAATAAAACATCTTGTGGTTTTAAATGGAAGTATAAATATGAGTAAATTGTTTAGAGTGTTAGTTACGGGTTCTATTGGGTCAGGAAAAACAACGGCCTGCAAATTGTTTGAAGAACTTGGAGTGCCAGTGTTCTATTCTGATGAGGCAGCCAGAAGTTTGATGGATACAAATCCGTTTATAATGATGAATGTCAAAAAGTACTTTGGAGATGATATATACGTTAAGAAGTATGACAAAAAGAAAGTTTCTGTTAAAGAGGAATTAGATAGAAAGAAGCTTGCCAGTATTGTATTTAATGATAAAGATAAGTTGGATATACTAAATGAAATTGTTCATCCAGCTGTTGGAGAAGCTTTTGAAGACTGGTGTGAGGTCCAGGAAACTATATTAAAAGATTCAGAATATGTGATTGAGGAAGCTGCAATTGCAATAGAACTTGATATTCATCATAAATTTGATTATATCGTTGTAGTGACAGCTGAAGATTCTGTTAGAATTGAAAGAGTTATGGCTCGTGACAATTGTACAAGACAAGATGTAATTGATAGGATGAATAATCAGGTTTCCGAAGAAGTTAGATGCAGTCATGCTGATATGATAATAAGCAATAATAACTTTCCAAACCTTAAGTGTCAAATTAGTTCTGCAAACAAAAAAATACTTAAGGCTATAAAAAGCTTGCAAGAGTAGAACATTAGTAAAAAATAAACGTATAACATTAGTATGTCAGATATAGAAAACTTAAAAGAAGATATTAAAAACAACCTTGAAACAAACTTCATTGACCACTCTGCGTCTGTTAAGAAAGAAATGGGTTTGCTTAATATTTTGTTAAGCAATTTTGTTGATGACCAATACACTTATGATGAATATTGTGGGTGCAGGATGAAATTTGAACTTGAAGGTTGTGATTTAGTTAACATTGACCTTGAAGTGGAAAAGCAAATGTCTTCACAAGAAAGAGAGATAATTAGAGCAAGAGCTGTTAGAAAACATATGGCCAACAAGGAGGAAACTATTTATGAAGAACTTTTGAAAGAAGAGTGGATTAAGTGGCAGGTTGAGAAAATTGCCAATATTGATTGGGAAATATTTTATCCAATATTTAGACATGCATCAATTCATTTGATAATGAATAAAGTTAAGGGTGAAGCATGGGATAGCAATGAAGATTTTTTTGTAGACATATGCGAAGCAAAATCTAAGAAACTTGCAACTTTAATAGCAGAAAATAATAAAGAAACTCACGAAGAACAATTAAGGGCTTCGAATATGTAAAAAGCGTGTGCGTTTCTGGCAGGATAGCAGCACAAATGAGAACTCAATTAAATCTTGCCCGTTGTCAACACTAAGGTCTGCAGTCTAATGTTGGTTCCCCAGTACGATAAACTGGGACCTGGGTGTAAAGCTTATTGGTAAGCGCCCCGACAACCGTTGGGGAGTGTTGCAAGTTCGACTCTTGTTACATTCACGATAGATAAGAAGTGTATTAATAGGAGTTGAGGAAGCCTATTTTTATTTATGTTATGCCATACACTTCTTGTCTTTTTTGACATTTAAAATATCAGTCTAACTTACATAAGACTGAGGGGGAGTAAAAGTAACTTAAGACATGCTTTTGCTCTGTGACCGAAAAACTGATAGTAAGGAAAAAGTGACATTAGGAAACAGGGGTGGTACGTTGTAACTACGTGGAAGTCGTAGATAGGAAACCCAACAATCTTATTGTCATTTTGACGGCCCGTTAGCTCAGTTGGATAGAGCACAAGTTTTCTAAACTTGCGGTCCCAGGTTCGAATCCTGGACGGGTCACAATTTTTAAAATAAAAGTATTATGAAGGCGATTTTAATTGATGACATTGGTGATTTAACAGAAAATCAATGTGAATTTACAATTGATGTTAAAGGCGAAATGTTGAGAGGCTATCAAATAGCTAAACCTTTAAATTATGATAAAGAATATACAACCAAAGCTGATAGAAAGAAAATGGCTAAACTTATCCTTGAAGGTAAGGCAATAGCGGTTCAGTTTTTTTCTGACCTATCTGAAGAAGAACAAAGCAAATACGTAGAGGACAAGATAAAATAATATGAGTTGGAAAGATAAGACATTTAAAGAAAAGAAGGTGTTCTACAAGGAGCGTCAAGTGTTTTTTGATGCTGTTAAGTCTGACAAGGATGGTGAAGATTCTGTTATTAAGTATAGTGGTGAAATGTATAAACTTGTTTCTCCAGTAGAATTTTGGGAATATGTAGAAGATAAGTGGCAGGGCAAATGTGTTATTTTTAGCAAAGCCTACAAATCTAATACTATTGTCGATTGGTGGTATAGTAGCAGAAATGGTTTTAGATTCGACAACGAAAAAGGAGACAAATCAAGAAAAGATAAGGAAAACGTATTGTGTTTTGCTGAAAAAATATAAAAATGAAAAAAGTAATAGAGATTTCTTACAGGTAATGAGCTTGGTGCTCAACTCAAGCACACCAAGCTATAACAATGTAAGAAATGAAAAACATGAAAAGAGCGTACCGTAGGTACAAAAAAGAGGTTCATCTAAAGAGAAGAGCCAGAAATTATTATGACTGGAGCTGGTCTTATAGTATAAACAATGATAATCTTTGTTGGGCTGATTACTGGAAAGAAGTCCAGTCTGGAGAATCTGGAATCTGGATGAGACACACAGGGAAAGTTTGTAGCTGCTCAATGTGTTCTTGGCCAATTTATAAGAAACCAACTGCTGAAGATGTTCGTAAGATTATCGAAGAGCAGATGAACGATATTTAAGAGCAACGACAGTCAAATGTCGGGAGGGTGGTGCAATATTCATAGACACCATGGCCTGTAAAGCCACGAGTTGAAAAGGGAAAAGAGCACTTAAGTACCTTAGTAGAATGTAGGTGTCAATTACCCATCCACGCCAAGGCGATGAATGGGCTTGCAATGCCAATCAGACCGTGATGGTCGTCTTGGGCTGACATGCGATTGGGCGATTGACAACGCCCTGCCCGTCAAGCAAGCTTCCTTGCGAGATGGGGTGTTTGCTCCTTCGAGCGATGTTAACTGCAGCATTAATGTCTGCATCATATACCAAGCCTGACTTTGCATAAAATCTAACTCCTCTTCGTTCACCCTCTCGGATTCCTGAAACAGAGTCGATTTGACTGGTATATGCTGGCGAAACCAAACAAACATGTTTTCCCATGTTCTCGGCCTTATAAGTCAAAACTCTTCTTAATTCGAAGAACGGAACTTGACTCACTCCATTTTTATTTTGTGTTTTATATTTCTTTGCCTTTATTCCCTTTAGGTTCTCCAGCGCAATCACATTTGCACTTGTCTTGAGGATTTCATTGGCAACAAGATGTGTTTGATTCTTGTTCTTGTCTCTTTCTTTTCTCCTTAGCTTTTTTAAGTGCTTTCTTGAGCTCTTGGTTCCCTTGGACTGGAGACACCTCTTCTTATATCGAAGTTCTCTCTTTTCTTTGTTAAACTTTTTGTCGATGATGAGTCTGCCATCAGAAAGCGCAGCAACCCTTCGGATGCCAAGGTCAACCCCAAGACAAAGAGTGGACTTGACAGGCTCAATTGCATTGTCAAAAGTCAGCGCAATCATTAGTTTGCCATCACGAACAAATATAAGTGGGTCAACAAATTGATGCTTGCTCATTAATTCCTCAAGCTTCGGATAAAGGACAATTGAGAATTCTTTCTTCTTTTCTTTGGTTGTTATCTTTATCTTCGTTGGCTCGCCCTTGACGTGAGAATAAAGTCTCTTGTCAAGTCTCATCGAGAGATTATGTTTCTCGAATGGCCTCGATATTTTGTGCTTGTTGGATTTGATTGCTTTATATGATGCAAGGCACTCCATCTCGGCACGAATGACCATTTGAGAAGGGAAATTAGGGTGAGATTCTCTTGTTGGGTGATAAAAAGTGTTATGCAATGCCTTGAGTGCGCTTAAATCCTTAAGATTAGAGAACTGAATTTGACTTGCTTCATTAACGACAGAGCGAAATTCCTCCATGATGCTCATGATTAAGCTCATGTCATCTGGGTTTGTTGGAATAAGTTCTGTGCAGTAAGTTATCACTTCTCTCAATTTTTATTATAAATATATAAAAAAAAAGAAAACTTGAAATTAATTAAATTTTTTTGTATATTTGTCGTATACTAACAAAAAGAGGCCTGCTCATCCCAACCACACTTCGTGATGATTGGGTTTCCGCAGACAAAAAACATTATGAAATCCTACCTCTCCACAATATTAAATGAAACGTGTGAGGATTAGTCTCCTCCCAATGTGCCACACATGGATGAAGTAGCGTGACTGCTGCAGTGGTCGGGGATGCACCCGTTATTGTATCTATACTTGCCTGATTGAAGGTTTAAGAGGATACGTGTAGGCTGTGAAGTTGATTCGCCAGGATTAGTGGAGCCCACCTTGTGATAGCACGAGCTTAGGGTAAGTGAATAAAGCAGTAAGAATTAACTTACTGCTTTTTTTTTAGAACATTTTTAATTTATTATCGTATAACTTAATAAACATAAAGGCATGAAGTTACATTATCCAAAATCAGATAGGTTAAACTACAAAGAAAGTATTGCTAAGTGGGAAGATAATGAATTTCCATATCAGCCTTTTTCTTGTATTGAAGAGTCTAATCATCCTGAATATGGAGTTAAACTTTTAATTGGATACAATAAAGATGGGGGGTGCATATTTATATCAAATGGTTTTATATCTGAAGTTAACCAAAAAGATAAAGTTGAAGGTTATAAAGTATCTAATCAAGAAATAAATAATTATTATAATAAAGCCAAAAGACCATCAGATGAGCATTCTATTTTTAGAAAACCAAAAAGTGGAGATACGCTATTATGCGTAGCTGAAGGGAGATATTTAGGGTGTAAATTTGGAGAAACATACGTTGTTGATAATATTGGTGAAGACGAAAGAGTTTCTTTTACAACTGACGCTCCATATACATATGATTATAAATACTTTATTGTAGTAGATGCAAAATCTTTACAAAAAAGTGTTGAAATTATTGGCAATGAATATAGAGATAGGGCTGATTTCATTTTTGAATCTGACGTTGATGCTATGAGATATGGAGCGATGTCGATTAAAATTATGGAAGATGACGAATTAATCGTAAGAAAAAAAGTAGAAGATACAGAACCAGAAAGAAGAAAAATATATTCATCAGAATTACTTATTAGAAAATAAAAACAAATAAATCATAAATTATGAAATACGAAGAAGGAGTAAAAAATAGACTTGAAGAACTTGGTAACAAAGAAAAGGAGATTAAAAGAAACGGAAAATCAGGAAAGTCTGAATTGGGAGTTCAAATTGCAAAACTTGAAGGAGTTATTGTTAAAGCAGAAGCTGATGTGGAGATAGCTGAAGAAGAATATGAGGCATCAAAGTTTAGCATGCCTTTTAGCTTAAAAGATGTTGATGATGCGGATTACAAACTTGAAAAGGCAAAGAAAGCTCTTTCTGGTCACAAGTCTGACCTTAAAAATAGAAAGACTCTTCTTAAGGAATTGTTTTAATGGATGTTGGCATTTTAATATTGCTAATTATTGGAGGGCTATGTTTTTTAACATTAGCCTTCCTTTTTGTGTCCAGGATTTTAATGAACAAAATTAGAAGAGAAGCTCTGGATAAGCCTCTTGTTGAGAATCACAAGCTAAAGTTAAGGCCACCAACCTGGAGGTTTCAAAAGTATCATCCAAACAGGTGTCCACACTATAATGGCATATTTAGAAAAGTATATGTAAAAGTTTTGGATAAGACAATAGAAAAGTCTATCTTTGTTTGCGCAGATTGCGTTAGTGTAATCGAGCAAGAAGAATTAGAACAAAGAGATAAATTCAAAGTATAATGGAAGATTTGCATACAGTAAAGAACATAATAATCCAAGGTTTCAAGGGTGGTTATATGTCAATTAATAACCCTAAGATAATAGGCGGAATTACTATGGTAAATGGTAAGTGGCACCTTCCAGATGGAGTTGAGATTGGTTCTACTTGGGATATAATTTTAAATCCTGAGTTTGCCAAAGTTGTATGGCCAGAAGATTATCAAAAGCACTTAATGGCTATGGTTATAATGTCTGATGGCGATAGAGTTGAGTATCTTCATAGTTTTTTCGTAGAAGAAAAATATGTTACTCCAACATCAGAGGCTCCAGAATTTGTGGTGTCAAATGACAGCCTCATGAGTTCAATTCAAAATTCTCTTGAAAACCTAAAGGAATATTCTGATTCTCTATTTGTAGAAACGTGTAATAGCACGTATGAAAGATTGAAAGGTGTGGTGTCAAAAACTTCAGTAACAGAGTTACAAGAAATTGACTTTATTGTAATGAATTCAATGGATAGAGTTCTTAGAGGAGGTCTTTCTGGGTATTTAAACAATTACGCTAAGCCTTCTTTTACTGTTTGCCCAGAGTGTGGTGTTGATGATTTCACTCACGTTGAAGGATGCTCCATAGACAGAAAGGGTGGAGATTATTTAATTAGCTTAAACGATGGTTGTTAAACATAAAAATTATAAAACATGATAAATTTATTTTACATATTAGGTACTTTATTTTTCTTATTCGAATTGGGTATTTTACAAAATCCAAAAAAATACTTATATAGACTCAGGCTTCTTGAGGGTTTAAATAAAGAGAGCGAAAACGGTGAAAAGAAAATAGAGCTTGAATTTTTAATCTGCAATGTCGGATGTTCAGCCTTACCTATAACGTTAAGGCTAAGGATTGGAATTTGAGGAACGAAAATTATAAACTTTAGGTGGCCGACTGAATTTTCAAAAATGAGATGTTTGATGTGTGATAAAGAAAGAGAAATGACAGAAGAAGAGAGAGTTGATTTTAAAATAGGCACTAAAGAAAGCTTCTTTGGAAAAACTAAAGTAGTATTGCTGCTAACGGTTTGGCTATGCACCGTAAAGCATAGCACAATGTTTAATCTTAGCACAATACTATATTGCTTTATGGTGTATAGGTTGTGTTAGCAAATCGTTTTTATTATGAACCAATTTGAATTAAAATCACAGTTTACGGAAGAGTTCTTTGAAGAGTTTCAATTTGATGCAGAGTTTAGAAGCATCTTTGAATCTATGGCGAGAGGATTAACGCCTTATGAAGCAATAGAGCATTTATGTAAAAGCAAAAAAGAACTATTCCAATCACTTGAGAGAGCAATTGAAAATACACCAAGAAAAATAATAGTAACAACAGAAAGATTTGAGCAACTGAAAGATGAAATTAAGCAGTAGCCCAAATGTTTGCTAACGTTTTGCGTGTATGAGAAGTTGGCGATTTTGAAAACGAAAACTTCCTACTGCCACAGAACTCGATTAGAAAAACTAAGGTTCATTTAACCACTGAATTGCCAATTTATTATGCACGCTGTTATGTGCTGGGCGGTTTATCAGCACTAAATTTAATTTAAAAACGAAATGAATACAGAAAATTGGAGAGTAAGAGTTGTAAGTGAATCAATGTTTTTTATAGAAGCAGATTTACCAAATGCAGAAAAAAATGGACATTATCCACGACTTGAAGTAATGCAAGAAGATTATGGCGACCACAATGGATATACAGATGAAATAAGAATGGAAGACGCTAAACTTATTATTTCTGCACCAAAAATGAAAGAAGCCATAAACGAAGTTCTTGAAGTATTAAATGGCAATGGTGTTCCAAATGTTGAATGGATTAAAAATCGTCTTTTGGAAGCAGTAAGTTAGCCTTGCACATAACGTTTAGTATAATAATAGTAGCGTGTAAATATGCGTTAGCTATCTGATAGGAATAAATTTAATTAACAAGTAATAGCCTTATAAACAGCACCTAATAGCTATTATTTTTATACATTTTTAGGGTGCGTTATTTTAATTATGGAAAATTACCTTAAAGAAAAACTAAAAGCAATATCCGAGTTTAATGATGAATGGACTAGTTGGGATTATAGCGAAGACGTTAACGAAGACGCACTTTCTGATGCATGGTTAGATAACCGAACAAGTTACATTTATAAAGTAGGTGTATTATGTGCAATAGATTCTAATAAGTGTGACTGGATGCACATAGCGATAGGGACTCAAAGAAGTGAAAACTCGGATATGGAATTAAAGGGTGTGTTTCACTTTAATGAAGGTGAAAAATGATGATATGGGTAGAGTGATTGACAGGGCTTTTAAAATTAATGCAATACGCACACCCTGCCTTAAAAGTGGACTAATGCACCCTAACTTCATATTTATGGGAATAGCATATTTTTTCTGGGCTATCGTAGGAGTTTTATTTGCTGGTCAGTGGATTATGTTTTTATGTCTCCTGGCATTTGGATTCTCTACAGGATTCTATAGAAGAAGGTTTTGTAAAAACAGCACGACTAAAAAGTTTAATAGTTATAAAACTTGACGCATTTGTATCAAGTGTTACGCTGGCTTTTATTGTAATAAATCATTTTCATCAAATTTTATAAGAACATTTAATTTTAATTAACGTATAATTGTTATGAATAGAACAGAAGGACACGTAAGAGCTGTCAAAAGAGAAATTGAGGAAGGAAGAATGGTTCCAACCAAAAAAATAGGAATGGAGATTGTCAACCTTGATAATTTCATGATGTCATTTAAGGACAAATCAGAAACAAAAAACAAGCATTAACATCGGTGAACTTGTGAATCTTAAAGAACACATTGACCATGTTATTGGAGGCATCTCTGACACAATTCAAATGTTTATTAATTATGAAAAAGAAGTCTCCGAGATACTGGGGGAGTCTTGAGAAATGCCCAGAGTACAAAACATACAGTGTGTCAATCGACCTTGAGAACTTCATGCACGAAGAATCAGAAGGGAAAGAGTTAATTCCAGGAGCATGTTTCTTACCAGACAACTATGCTCTTGCAGAAAAGATTGAGAAAGCTTTTAAGAAAGCTGGAGGAGATATGAAGGGTGAATGTGGAGAGCACTTTAGAGAGTGTGCAAGCTGGCAATTTAAGAGCAAAGCAAAAGCAAAGAAGCTTGTTAAGTTCATTGATGACACTTATGTAAAACCAGCATTGAAGGAGAGAAAAAAATTGTTTAACATAAAGAAAGTAATATTTGGTGAAACCCAAATTGATTTCGAATACAAAAAATAAGACATGGTTGGTAAATTTATTGTACACATGCTTGCTGCACTGGCGTATGGCGCTGGAGCAATCTGGGGAATAGTTGAAGGGATAGATTACTTTGTGAATCAAGACCCAGTAAATTGGATGTTTTTAGCCCCTCTGATTGGAGGAATAGTTGCTGCTATAATTAATATGGCATTGATGTTTAAAGATAGGTGATATTAAATACAAAAGGGACTCTGTTAATTCAGAGTCCCTTTTTTCTTTTTAGAACCACCATAAAAGAATGTAATATTTATGAAAAGTATTCTTTAGACAACTTTGTCATTACCATAACAATCTGTGTACAAATTACAGCATCATCATTGTTGTCGTTGTAAATCTTTTTTACTTCTTTGTTGAAGTCTTTTTTGAAAGACTTGTAGTTTTCATGGTTTTTGAATGCTGAAGCAAATTGAAATGCAGTATCAGTTACCATCTCTGGAAGAGAAACTCCTTCTTTAGCAATTTTATATTCGTCTTCATCAAAGAATTGAATAATTCTATCATCAGAAACAAATTCATAATAAATGCTACCAACTGTTCCACCGTTTCTATTTTTAGAAGCCTCTAAGTGACGCTCTTTAGTTTTTGGGTTAGCAATAAGTTTTAAAGGAACATCTACATCAAAAACTGTAGCTTCTGGACCTTCAACCTTACCTTGTCCATTTAATTGAACAATCATTACAACAATAGTGTTGCACTCTTCTTTCCATGTATAAAGGTCTTCTACAATCTGAGCATAATTATCATACTTATATTTTCCATTCTCCTTAGAAAGAAGCTTTGCAGCATGTTGAAGAGAGTCAATGAATGCAATCGTTGGCTTGTCTTCATATAAATACTTCATAAATGAAGACCATGTTGGAAAATCTTTATCATCACAAACCAATGCGTTGTCTCCAGTCTCAACTCTCTTAGTTTGACGAGCAACTGAATTTTTGCTTGTCTCTAAAGAGAAGAATGTAGAGAATAGGTCTGGAGAAAGTTCTTTTTGAAGTTTCTTACAAAGAGTAGTTTTACCTGCTCCTGAAGTTCCTGCTAATGCAATCATTGTTGACAAAGGAATTCCACCATCCGCTGAAAGGAATGAGTTAAGAACTTCATCTCTAAACATAAGTCCATCTTGAATTATAAATGGAACTTCTTTATATGTTGTTGGCTTGTTCATATCTATTCTTTTAAATTGGTTCTAACTTATTATACGCACATAAATTAAAAATGTTCTATTTTTTATATTTTTTTTATTAGAACATTTGCTCTAACTTTGCGTACAACTATATAACGATAGTATTTTAAAAAGTTACAAATGACAGACGAAGAGTTTAAAGATATTAGAGAAAGGTATCCAGACATAACATCTGAAGAAGGAACCTGTCTTTCTTATACTAATTGGTATAAGTGCAGAGTTGGTTTTTATGAGAAGGGTGCAAAAGAACTTAAAGATGCGCTACAGGATTTTTTTAAGAATGGAAGAAGCTGGACTCGCAGTGATGAAGATAAAGAATGGTATAAGTCATTTTTAAGAGATTTAAAGAACAATTTAGAATCAGCACATAGAGATTGTATGGCTGAATATAAGAATCATTTAGAAGGATTGAACCCTCCTTCGTGTTACAAATTTTAATGAAAGAATTAATTCAAGACATATTAAATGACCCATACTGGTCTGCTATAATTGTGTTTTTATCACAGTTTATGTTCATATATCTTAGGACATTAAATGTGATTTATACTGCTGAGAAAAAGAAGTTAGCAGCCATACTTACTGGCAACGGGGTCGGAATACTTACGCTAATCTCTTTCTCAATAGGAATAAAGTCTGTGTTGAGTGGAGATGTTGTGCCAGTTATATTGTTTTTGCTTGGTGGTTCTTTTGGAACTTACTTTGGCATCAAGCAGAATGAAAGAAATGAAAGAAAGTAAAGAACATTTTATAATAATAATCGTATAACCACTATGGATGTAGAACAATTTGAGGCGAATATAGGAAAAAAGTGCAAGAAGAGACCTCTCGATGATAAAAACATTGGGAAGTATAAGTTAAAACCTTTCAAGAGTGGACTTAAAGTAAATACAATTTCTGGAGTCATACCTCACCCAAAACTGGAAGGTAGAATGGCTTATACTTTTGATGAAGATGAGAGTTATGTTGAGTGCAGGAGATGTGAAGTCATTAAGTTAAAAATTAAAATTAAGTCAAAAGAAGAAATTAGAGAACTTACACCAGTAAAGCCAGAAGGTTTTTGGTGGAAAAGTATGACATCAAACTTTATTTATTTATCACTAATTCTATCTCCATTTTTATCAATTTCTTTAGTATTAGTTGCTCTGGGAAACGTGTCATTAGGGGTTTCGTTTTTTGTTATAACATTTGTGACTATAATATCGCTTTCAATTATGATTATGGATAATCTTGGTCCAGTATTTTCTGACAAATATTTTAATATTCATTATTATAAAAAGAGAAACTCCGTTTGGAACAAGTGGTGGATGGAGACAAATAAACACATTAAGTATCTGGAATACAAACAAAAGTACGACATATGAAAAACAAAGAAATAAACAAAGTATTCAAGCAGACTCTAAAAGCATTTGCTTTGGAGGTGATGAAAACTGGAGCTGATTTCGTTAAAGAAATTGATGACTGCAAGACCAACGAAGACCTTCTAAATGTATTAGAGGATAATTCTGATTTTTTGTTTGAAATCCTAAATGGAGAATGTAGTTCTTGCGAAGACAAGAACGATGAAATAAAAGAGCTGCAGGATGAAGTGAGCTGTCTTGAAGATTCTGTTGCTGATTTAACTGTAGAGTTTGAAGAGGTAGAGAATGAGATGAGTATGGGTTATATCCCTAAGACACTTATGGATGTATATAAAATGGAAGCGTTCAAGAGGGCTGCTGATAAATTTACATTATCTGAGATTGAATCTTTGTTAGATTAAATTGAATATAAAATGAAAAGATTTTTAAAAACATTATTTCCAAACCTCTTCAAAAGAGATAAGTTAGAAGCTATGGTTGAATCTCTTAGAGAAGATTTAATTTCATACAAGTCAGAGTCTAAAAACAAGATTGATTCAATCAATAAAGAGATGTGGAGCTACAAGAGAGAAGTTGACTCTGGACTATCTAAACTTAATGGCCAGTTAGGGTGGAGAAAAATAAACAAAAAACTTGAAAGTTGGGAAAATGAACATGAGTTTGTTGAATACTTTGCTGTTGTTTATGTGGTGGATGATGGGTACAGAAAAGTTCTTGCTCCATATCTAAAAGCAGACTCCAGTGGCAAAACTGAGATTGACAAAAAAGATTGGCTTGCTAATGACTGGAATGGTTCTACTAAAATTAGAACATACATGGTTTCAAGACTTGTGCTTCCAGGTTATTTCAAAGTGGAAGACTTCTTGAGTAATGATTCTAAAAACTTTACATTTGAGAAAATGTTTGGAAAAGACTATCAATCTCTATTGGATTATATGTCTGAGCACAACTATTCAAGAAACATTGAAGACATGTATTCTATAAATTTCTATGAGATATAGAACATAGTTTAAATTATTTCGTATAACCTATTATGGAAGAAAAGAAATTAGAATATAGTAGACCAGAGCACAAGCTCAAGTTGTTTACAATGGGGCTAAATCTCGAAGTACAACCATACTGGCTGTTGAAGCAAATGGTTAATGAAAATAGCCAAAACATTCTTGATAAATTGATTTTTGATAAATTTGAACAGGCCATTCGTGCTTTTGATGATTGGGAGAAAGATGTTATAAATAATATCAAAGGAGATGAAGGCGAACTGCTTTTTGATGAACACAAGTACAATAAGCACATACAGCAAATTCAGGATGTTGCAGATATTTCAAGACATTTGCTTCCGCTTCACACAGATTCAGAATACGAATTAAGAGAAAACCCTTTGCTACAAGATATAGTTCAAAGGGCATATACATATTGGGGTTATAATAAATTTTATGGACATGAGAGATAGAAATTCGCCAGAGAGCATCAAAGGAACAATTGATTATACTCAAAAGAAACTTGATGATGAGAAAAAAACAATTGAGTTTTATAAAGAGTCTGGAGCTAAGAAAGACCTTTCTTGGTCAGAAGGTCAAGTGGAGTTATTTGAGAGTGACATCCAAAACCTTACAGATTTATTGAATAATGGACCAAAGAATGTAAGTGGTCTAAAAGTTCTTGTTACTGAATACAAAGGCAATATTATTGTTGACACACTTGAAGCTTCAGATTTTGACCAAGATTTTTCACCAGCAGGAGGTGGGAGTATTGGATGTACTCTTCATGAAACAGAAAGGCTCGGAATGAGTCAAGAAGCTGTTAATGCAATAAAAAAACTTAAGAGAGTTGGAGATAGTATTGGAGATTTTATGAACGGGAGTTCAAATTACTTCTCGTGGATTGGTGGAGAATTTTCTATTAAAGACCAAAGTTGTGTTGTTAGTAGAGACTTCAAGATGCCAACAGGATATATTGTAATTGATAACAAAACTTCTGACAAAGCCAAGGAAGAGATTGATTCAAATATTGAAGATGGCGATAGAGAATACAACTCTCTTCACCACAGTATTTGGATTGAGCTAAGAGAAAGTACAACACGAATAGATTCAAAGGAGTTTGGAGTTCTTCCAGAAATAAAGAGTGATGGATATTATACACTTGAGGTTGCGATTCATAAAAAGTATTACAATGAAAATGACTTTAAAGTAATTAACGCTCCAGAAGGAACAATTGTAGATTGTCAAATGTATTCTGGTGATTACACTGGAAAGCAATACCAACTTACAAGAGACGAATTTCAAGAAATCAAAGGTCTTGCAGAATTTTGTTTCGATGGCATGACTGGAAAGGTTAAGCATTCTTATTTTTCTGACATGGAAGTAACTGGAACAAAGATTCCAAAGGACGAAGTTATGTCTTTCGTTAATGGGTTATTTAATGTTGGATTTGATAACAATATTATGAATCCAAGAATGGATTATTGGAGAATGTCTATGGAATCAACTCCAAGTGAAATCAAAAAAGCGTTAAAAAGTTTTAAAAGAGCATAAATGAAAAAACCAAAAGGAAGCTTTAGAAAAAAGATTAGAAAATCAATAGTAAGCAAAAGGCTCAGGCTAAAATTATATTCAAATATGCCAAGTAGCATGGGTGGTTGCGTTAGTGGATTTGCTGACCAATATGGAAGAATTATGGTGGAGTTCACAAACTATAAAGGAGAATTAGATATTAAACCAACTGGGCAGTGCATTGCTGCCAGACATTAAATAAAAATTATGAGTACAGCAACAAATGAACTGGTTTCTAAAATTAGAGAAGCTAACGAAGCTTAAAAACAAAAATTATGACAACAATAAAATCAATACTTGATGAGATTTCTGCAGAGCCAGGAACAAATGCTAAAATTGAAATTCTTAAAAAATACTCAGATAATGAGTTATTGAAAGATGTACTATATCAAGCAATGTCAAAGAGAGTTAAATTCTACATAAAACAAATCCCAGAATTTCAATACATTGGAGAAGACAAAGGGCTTGGATGGGCTGTTGATGAATTATCAAGATTATCATCAAGAGAATTCACTGGAGGAGTAGCAACAAATCACCTTCAACATATACTAAGCTCAATAAATATTGAAGACCAATATGTTGTTATTCGAATTATTGAAAAGGATTTAAAAATTGGAATGGGAAGAACCAATGTAAACAAGGTAATTGATGGCCTTGTTGAAAAAACTCCTTATATGGGAGCTAAGTCTTATGATAAAAAACTTGTTGAGACTATTATTAAAAAGGGTGTGGCCTTGAGTCAAATTAAGATGGATGGTCGCTATGCAAACGCAATTGTTCGTGACGGAGAAGTGGAGTTTGTAAGTAGAGCTGGAGAGCCAAATGGACTTAAAGATGCAAGGTTTATTAAAGAGTTATCTGATATTGGAGATGAAATTGTATTAAATGGAGAACTTACAGTTATAGGCGTTCCAGTTAGAAGAACAGCCAATGGAATTGTTTCGTCTCTTGTTGACATTCAACTTAAAGAAGATGAACGTGGTCTTATTGAAACTCAAAAAAAGATTGATGCATTTTTGAAGAAGCATAAGTCTGATTTTGGAAAAGATGATTTAACATTTCAAGAAGCTTTAGACTCTGTAGTTTATACATGTTGGGATGTTATCACAGTTGATGAGTATTACAATAAAAATTCAAAGAGACCTTATAAAGAGCGTTTTGAAGAATTGAAATCTATTCTTGTTAATAAACAACCAACTCGAATAGAGCTTGTTGAGACAAAAGAAGTTACAACTGTTAAGGAATCAATGGAGCATTTCATTGAAGCGCTTGAGAGAGGTCTTGAGGGTACAATATTGAAGGATTATAAAGGGGCATGGAAAGATGGGAAGCCTAATTGGCAAGTGAAAATGAAGCTTGATATGAACATTGACCTTAAAATTGTGGGCTTTCAAATGGGAACTCCAGGAACAAAAAATGAAAAATGGATTTCTACTCTAAGTTTAGAAAGTTCTTGTGGATTTTTGAAAACAAACCCATCAAATATGGATGAAAAGATGATGCAGTATGTAACTGATAATCAAGATAAATTAATGGGAAAAATTGTTGAGATAAACTGTAAAGGATTATCTCAAGATAGGGATGGTAATTGGTCAACAATGCACCCATCTGTTGTTGAAATCAGAGAAGACAAAACAGAGTTTGATTCACTTGAAACTGCAAAAATCATTGAGGAATCTGTTAAGAGTTTGTAATTACCTTCAAATAATCTAACACAATTGACTCAATATTTTTGAATTCTTTGTGAGAAATTCTTAAAAGATGAATATTGTTATTTTTAGCATATTCATCTTTTATTTTATCTCTTTTCTGGGTTTTAACCAATTCTTTTTTACCTCCAAATATATCAACTGCATTGGTATGTTGTCTTCCATCATATTCAACTAAAGCATTTAAGGTTGGTAAATAAATATCAAATCTAAGCATTCTTTTGAACACACAATCATCAAACTTTTTCTCTGTTTCAAAATTAATATTATTATCAATAAGTATTTTTTCTATTTTTAGGTGACCTTTGCTTTTAGGATAATGACAATGAGGGCATCTCCTACCTCTTATTCTATCTTTTATAGAAGCCTTCCATTGATGGTTACCATCTTGCGAACATATCCACCATACTTTGCGATGACCACCAGATACATCATTTGGAGTTATTACTCCATTTTTTGTTGGATGCCATTCTTTTGATAATTCTGAGTGTTGTGTGGTAAGAGAGTTAGAGTTTACAACTTTATAACCAGAACAACAAGGGCAACCATTTCCACTTGACCTATGTTTAACTGTTGTCTCCCATTCATGGTCGTCAGCAATATCGCATTTCCACCAAATATTTTTTTCACTACCAAAAGTTATATCGTCTGGTGTCAAGGTGTTTTTTGTTGGATGCCACTCTTTTGCTATTTCTGGATGAGTTGTTGACAAAGCGTTTGATTCAGCAACTTTCTTACCGCTACAAAATGGACACCCACGTCCTTGAGCTCTGTGGTTTATTGTAGCTTCCCACTCGTGGTCATAAGAAGCGCTACACTTCCACCAGACTTTTTTATGACTTCCATGACTAAAATCCAATAATTTAACATCATTGTTTTTTTTTGGGTGAAATTCCTGAAGCAATTTGTTATAGCTGATGTGGTTTACTATATTATTTTTTTTCATCGAAATATTTTTGAATTAAGTTCTCTATAAACCCAGACTTATTAGGTGTCTCTATACCAAGAAGTTTATTTAATTCTTTAGAAATTGTAATCCCAAGTCTTGCTTTCTTTTCTTTTTCTTTTAATTTTGGTCTTCCCATATTTATTTGTTTCTTATAAATAGTAAATAAAAAGTAAAAATTATATTTTTATCATACTTTTATGAAACATTATTGGTTTAAATTCGTATAATAATTAATGGCGAAAATTGTAATAGATACTGATATTTGTTTTGAATGTGATGAGCCAGCAGAAGAAAATCATCATGTTATACCTAAATCAAGAGGTGGAAATAAAACAATACCTCTTTGTGTAAAATGTCATTGTAAAGTTCATGGTTTAAAGAACAGGCCAGAGCATAGAAGATTGACAATAGAGGGGTTAAAAAGAGCGAAAGAGAGAGGGGTTGTACTTGGTAAGCCTGAGAACCTTAAATACGAACATAGGGTTAAAGGTGCTCAAAAAAAGAGAATTGACTCCTTGACAGATGAGAAAAATTTACAGATATTTAAAATAATTGATGAATTAAAACAAAAGGGTTTGAATTACGAGCAAATAACGAAAGAGTTGAATAAAATTGGGGTGCCAACATACAAAGGTAAAATTGGATGCCACACAAGTGGAAATGTTGCACGTTTATATAGAAAATTTAAAAATAATTAAAAACCTCAAAACCATCATTGTTGATAAAGGTGGAACTATTGCTTCTGGAGTAAGCGCAAAGATTACTCACCTTGTGTGTAAAGACCCAAGCTCTGGAAGCAGCAAGGTTGTTAAAGCAAAAGGCCTTGGAAAGGAAGTTATTACACTTGATGAACTTAAAAAAATGTTAGCATAATGGAAATAGGAACTTATAGTACAATGAATATTCAGTGTCCCAATTGTGGACATGACCTTGCAGGTGAATTAGAAAGCTTGTGTGAGGAACCATACAATGGAACGTTGGAGATTTGTGGAGATTGTGAAGCAGAGCTATCTCTTGAAATGAAAGTAGAAATAATGGTTATTAACACGCCATCAAAAGGATAATTATGGAAAACGAAGAACAATTAGAAGAGTGGTTTGAAAGGTTTGAAGAAGAACATTCATATGGAGACCCATTGATTGAACCTCAGTACGAGGCCAGACAGATTTGTGCTATCATGTTTTTATATGATAAACTCAAGCCAGAGAATAAAGGTGAGAGAAATTTCTTTCATGGAGAACATGATGTGATGTATATAGGAAGTGGTATGGAAATATTCCAGGATTTTACAGAAGAAGATGTTAAAAAAGCTATATCTTATGGAGTAGAAATCTCAGATGATGGAGATGGATTTCAAATTTATGCAAGCATGTAAAAATAAAATTATGGAAGCAGTAGATATATCAATATTGCCAGATTGGCAACAAAAAACATATTGAGCACCAATTCAGGCTTGGTACAATAGAAACGAGGAGAACACTCCAGATAACATGATTTACAAGAAAGCCATGTCAAATCAATTTGTATTCTTTCGTGACTTGATGGGCACAGGCATTTTCTATGATAAAGTAGAATCTGTTGAAGCTGTATCAGAACACACCTCAAAGTCTGCTAAGTTACCAGTATACAAGACTGTTCTTAAGGATGGAACGACAATAATAACTCGTTGCAACTTTCACGACTGGAAGGTTTCTGTATGGTCTAAAAAGCCATTAATTTTCCCTTTGAGCCTATTGCATAAAGAAGGAAAGGAAGACTATTCACACCACTATTGTGAAGGTTTTAAGGATGAATGGATTCTTGGAAGCTATAGCGACAACAACCAGGAGTTCACAGTAGAAATTCAATCAGGAGAGCACCGCTTGTGGACATTCTTCTTTTTATTAAATGAACAATTATGAAAATTCAAAATTTAGAACAATTCCTTGAATCAAGAGGTCTTGAGTATATGGTTGTAGTAGGTCCTCAATGGAAGAACGAAGAAGCCAAAGGAAAACCAAGTGAAGACAGGTTTTATGTATTAGACAGTTCTCTTGACCAAAAGCATTATGTACGAAGTGTTTGGAGAAAAGGAACTTTTTCTTCAGCAGTCGAAAATGCTATTGATGAATTCGATAGACATGAAACTAAGGTTATTTATTCTCATGACTTAAATGCTGTGAAGAAACAAATTCTTGCTGAAGGAGAAAAAGCTTATGGTGCTTATGTTATTCGCCAGAAAAGAATTGATGAAAACGTTAAGTCTGATAAAGTGTCAAAAGATTTTACAAAGAAACTTAAAGATTTGAAATAATTTTGCTTATATTTGTCTTGAAATTAAAAAAGACAAAAATGGTAAAAGTAGAAATTGATTCAAAAGTACTTGACGAATTAGAAAGAAAGGCTGCCAGGCTTGATAAGTTTGAGGAAGACCTTGAAAATCACTTGGGCGCTTATAATGAAGAGTTGGATGACTTTGAGGAATCAGATGCGGATGTATGTTCTGTAGGAGAACTTACTCTTAACTTCTTTAATGCTTGGAGATGAGAAAGGTATTTATATGGTCAATTTGCAGCACCTGCGATGAGCCAGTCGGAATAATTGAACCTTGTGATGAACTTGGATACAATGCTTTCCCAACAACAAATTTTCATGGAGAACTTTCTGTAGAAGATACTGAAAAGCTTAGGCTTGACTTAATTGAAAAGCTAAGAAAAGAAGGCAAGGAAGATAAGGCTGTTGGAATTTAGAAGAACACAAGAGTAATTGAGATAGAGTTTAAATAGACACAAAATGAATATAGAATCACTTTTAATATAAACTGATTATGTGGATTAGAACGGTATCTGGATGGAGATTTTTTGAAGTTGAGTTTACTTCTCAAGGAATTCCTTTTGTTAAAACCAAAAAAGAAGAATGTAATTGTTTAAAGTTTAAAAAAAAACAAAATGGAGACAGAACAAATTTACGAAGTAATTACTAAATTAGTTGGGCCAATTAGACCATTGGGTTGTGGTTCTCGTGACCCAGAAAGACATGATAATTTAAAAAAATTTATTGAATTATTTGAAAAAATGCATGTTGAAATTGACGATATTGCTTATGCATATTCAAATAGTCATGAAGCATCTGTGAAAAAATCTGGAGATATTGCGACTGCTCACATTGATAGTATGGGGATAGAAAAATAAATAATTATGAATAAAGTAATATCAGGAAAAACAATTTTACTAAACACTAAATTGAATACTACTTTCGTTGCAAACAAATTTGATGAAGAGGTGCAAAATGGGACAAGGGAATCTGACCACATTGAATGGGCTGGAGAACTTAATGTACCAGTGAAAGATTGTGCAAAACTTATGCGTGAATTATTTCAAGAAATAAAACATGGAGACCAGGAGCATCAAGATTGGTTAGAAGAAAAATAGAATTATTCATAGAAATGAATGATTTATAAATTTATAAAAATGAAATTAGAATTAGGGCAAAAAGTATATCACACTGATTTATATCAAGGTAGAGAAATGATGAAGGTGGTTGGGATTAGAAAAAACCAAGTAGAGTTAGAAGGTGATTATTCTGGTGGAATTCATAATGTTTGTCAAAAAGACTGGCTTTCTATTGATGGTATCTTATTAGAAAAAAATACCAAACCAAATATCACAGCAGAAACATGTCCTAAGTGTAACAATTTTGATAAATCACATGACCCAGTTGATGTGGAGTGGATTTGTAGAGATACTGATTGTAGATTTAGTTGGAAGGATTCTTTTAATAAAAACCATAAAAGAATAAGTAAGGAGGATTTAGAAAAAGAATTTACACCAGATTTTATTAAAGAGTTCATGTTCGATGCAGAATTCAGAACGATATTCGAATCAATTTCAAGAGGCGGAAGTCCTTATGAGATGATTGAACATTTGTGTAAATCAAAAAAAGAGATAAGTAAATCATTGGAAAAAATGATAGTAAATTTTGGAAGTTTTAAAAAATAAAAATATGAATTCGATAGTATCATTTAGAAAATGCACATTAACTGATGAAGAGTTAATCGAAGCTGTAGATACAGCTACTGACAATATGTACATAAAAGGAAAAATACCTTCCCGAAATGTTCCAGCTGAACCAAATAATGATTATGATTTATTAGTAGGAGAATTACTTGTTAGGTTTAAAGAAAGTTTGGAAATTAAATTGAAATAAAAATGGAATCAGAAAGTAACATAGGAACACCAAGAAAAATTTTTCATGTATTAATACATGATAAAGAGTATGATGTTTATAGCATAGAAGGAAGAGAACATCAAGGTTACAATGGAGAGCCAAAAAATTGGTGGTTATATTATTCTGACAGACTTCCAGTTGATTTAATTCCGCCAGAAGATAGTGAGCATTTTAAAGCATGGTCATCAAGTATAGAAAGGTTATCTTGGGATATTAGATTTAAGCAAAGAACTAATTCTAAAGTTAAATGGGATGAACTTAGATTTAGTGGAAGAACTTCTTGTGAAATGTGGTGCAATGGAATACTTGTATACTCTTTTGGAACAACAGGTGGAGATGGAGGTATGTCATTTGCAATGTCAAAAGCTGAGTATCTTAAAGTAGTTCTTTGTGAACATGTATATAATTTTCTTGACCCACAATCAGAACAGGGTAGAAAAATTTGTTGGTATGGACTTCCTGCTACTGTTGATGTTAAGTCTTGTGGTTGGGAGATTGGAATTATTCCTGATTATACAACAGGGTTTTCAAAAAAAGAGTGGTGGAAAGAGTATGAAAGAAGAAAAACTAATCATACAGCTCCAGACCCAGATTGGGATGATATGGACAAAGAAGATTTTAATGAAGGAATGAGAGATGATTACATCAATTGGGGCGATGCTATGTCTGATGGTAATATTTATTGGTTTAGAAAATAATTAGATATGAATTTAGTAAATAACGAAAATATTTCAATACGAATTTCAAAAAAACCAAAAGGTTCTAAATTTAGAAGAAAACCTTATTGGGAAGCTTTTAAAAGTTGTTACTGGAGTGTTGAAAATGGAAAAGACTTCAAATACGTAAATTGTAAGTCACATTATATGCCAAAAGTAAATCGTTGTTTTTGGATGTGGTGGATAATTGTTGTTGAAATTAAACCAAAATTAATTAGTGGTGAAACTCCAAATAAATATGTTAGATTTGAAGACACACATCTTCAGCTTATGGATTTGCCTGAAGGAAGTTGGAAAGATTAAAAATAAAATAAAACATATATTATGAAAAAAAGATTCTTCAGTAGTGATTCTCATTATGGTGATGATAGATTTAATCTATTTTATAGACCATTTAAAACAGTACAGGAACAAGAGGATTATCTTGTTGAAAAGTGGAACTCTGTAGTTGGCCCAAACGATGAAGTGTTTCATCTTGGAGACTTTGCAACAACAAACAAAGGTCTTGATGTTGTAGAGAGGCTTAATGGAAAAATACATCTGGTAATGGGAAATTACGATGACCCAAGGCCAATGGCAAAGCTTAATAAACTATTTGCAACTGTAGTTGTAAACGCAGACCTTAAGCTTAAAAACGGAGAAATGGTTCACTTAAACCATTATCCAGGAAAAGCTGTAGCAAATAAATTTAACATTGTTGGACATATCCACGGATTGTGGAAAGTTCAAAGAAATATGGTTAATGTTGGATGTGATGCTTGGAACTTCCTTCCAGTGTCAGAAGATGAGTTAATATTTTGCATGAACGCAATCAGAAAGTTTTATGACAAGCATGTATTTGCTGGAGAACTTCCAGCAAACCTTAACTTGATTGAGGGTGCTGATGTGTATGCTACAGATATGATTCCTCCTTTAGGAGATAAAGTGTTTTTAGCAGGACCAACACCTCGTGAGCTTGATGTTAAGACTTGGAGACCTCTTATGGTTAAGAAACTTAGAGAAGCAGGTTATGAAGGTCATATTTTGATGCCAGAGAAAGAAAACCCAGAAGATGGGTATGATTATGACACTCAAGTTGTATGGGAGGAGAGAGCTTTAAATGCATCCGACCTAATTTTGTTCTGGGTTCCAAGGAAATTGGACTCAATGCCAGGTTTCACAACCAATATAGAATTTGGATATTGGGCTAATAGCGGGAAGTGTGTATTAAGTTATCCGAAAAACGCAGAAAAGATGAGATATATGCATATGATGGCTGAAAAAAGAGATATACCTATTTACCACTCTATGAAAGAAGTTGCAGAATATGTTGCAAAAAAGTTTAAATGATTTATGGGAATAGTTAAATATATTGATGACGGATTTGGTAAAAAGTTTAATTGCGGACAAGCATTACATGATGGTTGGGGAATTGAATGGGGTGAAGATTTGGTGGGAGTGAAATTACAAGATAGAAGGAATAGTAATCATAAAGAACAAATTTTAAAAAACAGATTGGTTTATGGGTATATTTAGAATTTGGTTTACTGGAGGTGGATGGCTATGTTATGACCATTGTGTAGAACAATTTGAACTATCTAAGTGATTCAATGGTCAATAGTTTTTCATACTTTCTATTGAGTATTAATTCTGAGTTAGTTGAATTATTATTCAAATAATTATCATACACCAGTTTTTTGAACATTAAAATACTACTTTTTCTCCATATGGTTAGAGACCAGGTGTTTTTAGTTTTTTGATTCAAATAAACTCCAGGTATTTCATAGGATTCCAAACACTCTTTCATTCCAGATAAGAAATATTGTGTTCCTATGATAGAAATCATATTTTTGGTTTTATATACACCGATACATCCATCCCCTTCTAAGTATCCCCTCACAAAGTGTGGTAATAATTTTTTTGGAACTTGATTGTTATTTGGGAATTCTAAAATTTAGAGATTGGCTTAGTAAAAATGAAAATGAAAACCTAATTAAATGTCATAATTTCTGGAATCAGAATAATGAGTATAATAATAGGACAAATAAAATAAGTTAACTAAATAATTGGATTGTTTATAATAAAATTGTATCTTTGAAAGATTGCTCTGGGTCATCCAAAGAATGCTGATAAAATGAGATATATGATTCACAAGGCTGAAAAATATAACATCCCTTATTACAATACAATGGATGATATGGCAAGTTACGTTGCTAAAAATTTTAAAAAGTGACTCTTCCATAAAAATTACCCAGTACAATAAATATTAATGTTCTATTTAGAACATTTTATAATAAATTGTGTATAAGTAAATAAAATTAATATTAAAAACATGTCAAAATTTAGTGAATTTTCAAAAAAAATAGAAGAGAGATTCTCAGATATTCAAAATAATGGTAAATTATTTAGGTCATCTGTGGATGGTAATAAGTTATGGGATTTATACATATCATCTTTTAAAAAAGGAGACAACCCTGTTTTTAGAGACCCAGAGAGTTCGACTAACAATTGTAATCTTGATAAATCTTTTATTAGAAGATATGGTAATGTTGTAGCCATTGATGAATCTTACAAAATAGTTACCATGTGGGACTTAGTTTTAGAAGAAGATGATGTTTATCGTAGTTCTTGTGAGAACATGTCAAAAATATTAAAGAGTGCGCCAATAAAAGATGTGTTTTTTGAAACTTTTGATGAGTTGAATGATTTGCCATATGAAAAAATAAATAAAAGTCAAATAGTTTATAAACTTGGTTTTGAGAGTAACTTTAAAACATATACTAAAGAAGAGGCTGAAAAGTTTGGAGTTGTAACTCCAGGTAAGTCATATCAATTCTTCCACTTTCATGGTGTTTTGAATAAAAAGTTTGTTGATTCTTCTGGAAAGTCACAAGCAACTATTTTATCTGATTACAGACAATCAAAAGATGTGTTTAAGAGAGGTCTTGAAGAAATTCCAATTGACACTCTTGAGTTAGTTAGAGATTTGATAAACCAAGGTTCTTTGTTGGATGGTAAAACTCATCTTTATAAGATAGAGCAAATAATCCCATTCAAAAATGAATATGAAAAATTATCCAGTAAACAAAAAGATAATTGGTGTTGGGTAACTTCTTACAATCTTCCTTTCTCTAAATTTAGAAACGAACTAATAGGAACTCTTTGCGTAGAATTAGCAGAGGGTGTAGAGCTTAACACTGCTTGTAGAACTTGGAATAAGCGTGTTGACCCAGCAAACTTCATGAAAGCAACAGCTCCATTAACTGAGTCTATGAAAAAGGTGGCCATGAAAGATTTCTATGAATTAGGATATACTGATAATTCTATTAAAAGGAGATTTGCTACAATTGATGATATTAATGTAAATGAGATTTTACATTCAAATGTTGGAAGTGGTGAGGTAAAAACCGCCTCTGTATTTGATTCAGTTATACCATCAAAACCAACAAGACACAAGAGAAGTCAGTTTGATGGAATAGAAGAAGTGTCTATTGAAAAGTTTATGTCAGACATACTTCCAACATGTACTTCTGTTGAGGCTTTTGTTGAAAATAGAATGGGTGGAAACTTTGTAGCGTTAACAACTGTTGATAAGGAATCTAAAAACATGTTCAAGTGGAGTAATCCATTTTCTTGGACATTTAGAGGAAATCTTGCTGGAAAATCACTAATTAAGGAAGCTGTAAAAGGTAGGGGTGGAAATATTGATGGAGTGTTAAATGTCAGACTTCATTTTCCAGATACTACTAATGATTATGATTTGCACTTAGAAGAACCAGGTGGATATGATATATGTTATAGAAATGTGAGAAAAGAATCTCCTTTTTCAGGAATGCTTGACTTGGATGCTCAAGGTGTTGATGGAAATCAAACACCTGAAAAAAGAGTTGAGAATATAACTTATTCTGATTTAAACAAAATGAAAAATGGTTCATATAAAGTTTATATCGTTGATTATAGTGGCAATAGATTTAAGGCTGATTTTTTTATTGAAATAGAGCATGGTGGTGAAATAACTTCATTAAAATTTGATAAAAGCAGGAGTAATGGAAATACTGCAGAGGTTTGTATAATTAAGTTAAAAGATGGTGAATTTAAAATTGAAACTTCAGAAAAAATGGAAATCACCTCATCAAACACTGTAAGTAAAAGTATATTCAACATCGACACAAATCAATTTCATAAGGTTAATCTTGTTTGTCTTTCCCCTAATCATTGGGGTGATAATAATTCAGGAAATAAACATTATATGTTTATGATTGATGGGTGTAGGTCTGATGTTTCACTTAGGAGTTTTCATAATGAAAATTTAAACTCAGAGCTTGTTGGCCACAGAAAGGTTATGGAGGTAGTTGGTCTAACATCAATGCTTGAGCCTACTGAAAAACAACTGTGTGGACTTGGATTTAATGCCACAGTAAAAGATGATTTGATTTTAAAATTATATGGAACATTTAAAAGAACAATAAAAGTAAAATTCAATTAATAATAAAAAAACAAAAATTATGAACAATTTCATGAAAGCTTCTCGATTAAAATTGAGAATACAAACTTCACAAGGACCTTTGTCTGTTGAACAACTTTGGGACCTTAGTCTTAACAAACTATCTATAATAGTTAAAAACGTTAAGGAAAAACTTAAAAAAGAAAATGATGATGAGTTATCATTTCTTGATGAAAATATGGCTGTAGATTCAGAGCAAAAACTTATTTTCGATGTATTGAAAGAGATATATATTACTAAAAAGCAAGAGTTTGATGCTGAAAAAAATGCTGCAGCTACAAAACTTCATAATCAAGAGATAGATGCTTTGATTTTTGAAAAACAAAAATCAGATATGAAAGAATTATCTATTGATGAGTTAGTGGCTCTAAAAAAATAAAAATAAATGGAAGTGTCATAATATTTATTGGCACTTCCATTTTTTAGTAAAACAAATGCCTAAAAAAGATAAAACTTTAGAAGAATACAAATCCTACTGGGATGGTCCAAAAATAGGATTCAATGAAGAACTCTATCAGGAGTACTTAAAAAAGAAGATAGAGGCCAGAGAAAATTATTTAAAAATTAAAATGAATTAACATGAATTTTGACAACATAAACAAAGCGGTTTTAACTATTTTTGACAACCTTGATGGTGATGAAAAATCTGAAGACCTATCCAATAGATGATATTAAAGCTCACGGAGACGTTGAGTTTTTTTGGATGAAGAGATTACTGATAGAAAGATAAAGCTAAGAAGAGCACTTATATTGCTTGAGCTGGGTGTTGAGTGTGTTGACTCTGGATGTGAGTTATCTGGTTATCACTTTGGACTTGGAGAGGATAACGGTGGAGGAATCCACTTGGACCTTTATGCTTATGACCACGAAGGCGACCTCATGATGCTTACAATAGACCACATCAAACCAAAATCTAAAGGTGGAAAGAATCACATTAAGAATTATCAGACAATGTGCATGCTTCATAATCATGAAAAATCAGATTCTTACGAAGAGGAATAGAACATTATTGTTTTTGTTGCGTATAAGAAAGAGTGAGAACATTAACCATCATATTATTACTCTTGTCTTCTCTGGCTTATGGTCAGGATTTTAAGACTCAGACAGTTACTTTCATTGAAGTGGCTATTGAGGACATAGGAGATAGCAGGTCATTTTATATTGGCTACATTGACTCATCTGTAAAAGAACACAACTCTGATATGATATTTGGATATGGCGTTGATATTTATGTTGATGACACAATCTTATTTGATTATGACGATGATATTTTAATAAATTTCAATCAAGAGTTTGCTAAGAAGTTAATAGGAAAAAAGATAGAAGTACTTTATTATGAAAAGGAGAATTATTTTCATGAGATTGTACCTGTAGTTTCAAAATTAAGTTTAAAATAAATAAAGATGAAGTTTTTAGTATTTTTAGAGTGCATGCTTATTGGTACGTTAGCAATGATTGCTATAGTTCCACTAACAGTATATGAGTTAATTAAAGCATAAATTATGGAAAAGAGTATCACTGAAATGACTGACGAAGAATTGAAAATTCACGACCTTGAGAAGGATGTGATAAGACTTGAAGCAGAGCTTAAGAGAGAAAAGGCGTGGGGCGACACTTATGAAAAAATACCTAAATTGTATTACAGCTATAAAAGCGTGAGCGATGACGATATAAAGAAAAAATTAGCCGAGATTCAAATCGTCAAGAAAGAGCATAAAGGAGTTGGTACTGAATTTGGCTACTACCCTTATGACCTAACAGATGCACTGGAGTCTCCGAGAGGGGTTTCTCTTGGGTTTGGAGGCAAGACATCAGATGAATTGGTTAAAGGCCTTAAAAAGTACAAGACCATCACTTACCTTGTAAAGTCTTCATCAAGATTTTTTCTTAAGAATGATATTGGAGAAGTGTTTGACCAAATGGAATTACATGACTTTTATACAAGTGACATAAAAGCTATTTGTCTTAACGAAGGTTACACAAAACTTCCTGGTACAGATGGAGAGCATTTTTTAATGACCGCAATACTTCTTGTTGATGAGAATTGCACAAGAGAATGCGAACCAGAAGAAGCAAAATAATGGTTTTAAAAAAACACATAGCATATAGATTCTTAACTGATGAAGGTCTTCTCTATGAGATGATGAAGTCACACTTGCCATCAGCAATTAGAAAGATTGAAAACAATGAAGAGCTTGATGAAGAAGAAGGTTCTCAACTGAAGACTCTAAATCACACAATTTCTCAGTACGACCAACGTGCTTACTACATCACCAATACAATTTTAGATAAGGTTGACATGCTCAAAGTGAAGCCAAAAGGTATTCATTTTGATTGGACAATATTTGATAAACTGCCAGAGCAGAAGATGACATTCATCTATTCAAACAATACACTTATTAGATTTTGCGCATTCAAAGGACACTTGTGTTTCTGTTGGGTTGTTGCAACTCCTTCAGAAGAGAAGCATGGAGAACACGTTCTTAATTTTCACCTATTTCATTACAATCAAAAAGAAATGAGATTTAGTAGCAACTGGGACGACCCAGTGGTAACTGAATTGGAATCAAAGATATATAAACTTCTTTGTTTCTTTTATTTCTCTGATAATGAAATGATAATAGTTGAGCCAGGAAGAAAACATGGGACAACTAAGACTGGAAAGCTTATTAATACGTTTCCAGACATTCCTGTGACCATTGTTAATAGCAATTGGAACGTCACATCAATAAGAACAGAAGGATTCGATGTAAGCGCACATTTTAGACTGCAGCCATTCGGAAAAGGATTGAAGGAAACAAAAATGATTTTCATTGAGCCATTCAAAAAGAAAGGCTATATGAGAAAGGCAACAAACACAAATCACATTTAAAAATAGTTATGAATAATAATCCTAAAAAAGATATATTTAAAAAAAAAGTATACAAAGAGTTATTGGACCATTGTGATGAACACAATTTCATATTAAATAAATCATCTGAATTAACGTTATTAGTTCCAGTAGGTTCCATGATGTCTAAAGTAAAACTTTTAGAAATGATTGAAAAGTTCTTGGAAGGTTTCGAGTGCATAATTGTCATAGGGCCTATTTCTAAATTTTCAAATTGTTTATTGAGAGCGGGGTATAAAGAGCATTATGATAATTTACCTCCTTATTATGCAAATATTTTGATTAAAGAAGAAAAATATGAGGTTAGACAACTTAAAGAAAAATGGTTTGAGCTTGTAGGTAAGAGTAAAAAGAAATTATTTCATTGTGAACCTATAGTAACTACAATACCTAATTACTTAAATCACATTACTAAGGATTTTGAAGATAAGTATGAAACTAAACCAATATATAGCTTTCTAACAAAAACATAAGAGCCAAATGCTTTAATGACAAAAAAGGTTTTCTAAATATAGAAAACCTTTTTTTGTTTAAAAAATAGCTTCAGATTTGGGATTGTAATTTTCGTTTTTTATATTTTATAATGAACGCCAAAGAAATACAAGACATAATAGGAAATCTGTTTTCCACTCACGACCATCATTTTCATAATAGATATATTTTTGGTAGTGATTGGGAATCAGATTTTTTTTCTGTTGCTAAATCAGGATATATTTACGAAGTTGAAGTTAAGATTTCTAAGTCTGACTATGCTGCTGACTTCTTGAAGTTCAAGCACAAATTGTTTGAAGGCAGAAAGCAGGACTCTGTTACCAAAGATGCTAAGTACAGATACAGCAAGCGATGGAAGAAGCAGATTAGAAGGTCTCCAGAGAAAGAAGTAAACCCACAAACAGTAAAGATGCCGAACAGGTTCTTCTTTGCATGTCCACATGGCCTTATTGATGTGAGTGAGATTCCAGAGTACGCAGGTCTCATATATGTAGGAGATAGTGTACATTCAACAAAGGTGATAAAGCAAGCACCTCTTCTTCACAAGAGAAAATTCGACATTAAGAAAATGCTATTCGGAAAATACCAGTGGGGCTACATCAACGCTAAGGAAGATTTAGAGAAATTGGAAAAGAAGCATGCATCACTTGAAAAGAAATTTGATGTATTGTGTCGAGGTCTTGAGAGTAAATACAAGCTTAAAGAGGGTTCTGTCACTTCTATGGCAGCGTTTAAAAAAATGCTTAAGAGTTAGAACATTTGGAATAGTTTTGCGTATAACAATTAAAAGTATTATATTTGAAATAATAAAGGCTTGAGGTGCTTACAAAATGCTCAATCACCCTAATGACTTGGCGGAGGTGCCTATAAGATTGCTCAATCACCCACAAAGCCAAGTCATAAGCCCTTTATTTTTATAAAATTAGAATATGGAAAATGAATTCCCAGTCATTGAAGTGACTCCATCAGGAAAACCAGATTGGTCTGGAGGTGCGTGGTGCCTTGCTTGGACTTATACATCGAAAGGAAACTTTTTATTAAAAGGGTTTTATGGAGATATAGAAAAGTACATTAAGGAAAAAGGATGGAAGTGCTGGTCAGTAATGAATTTGTATCATACCAATTCTATGGATAAGTTTCCATACTACAGAAGGCCAACTGGAACCTACAGAACTATCATAAAAACATTTAAGTGTGATTTCTGGATTTCATCTCCTGATACTAATGCGAGGAGAAAGAGACCGAGAGACTACAGATTCAAAGTATATCCTGAAGATGCATACAACAGAAAACTTGATGGTCTATTGCTAAAAAGATTGCCAAAACGATTTCTTGAATTCGACTTCAAAAGCACTAAATAAAAAAACTAAACCTCAGATAGAACATCTGGGGTTTTTTTTCGTATAAGAAACTATGGCAGAAATTACAAAATTATTCAAACCCTCGAATGGGGTGCAATTAGCAAAGGCTCAAATCCACGCTAATCATTATAGTTCAAATCTTTCTCACATCAATGAGATGGTTGAAACTCTTAAGAAAGATTTCCCTCACATCAAAGATGATGAGATTCATGTTCACAAGTATGGTGGACAGAGAGTTAAGGGTATTACTTTTGTTGAAGTGTCACTTAAAGATAGAACTGATGTACCAAAAGGGTATGATGAAGTTAGTGAGATTGAATATATTTTATAAAGCTATATGAGACTAAAGGATTTAAAAGAGAAATACAAAGTTTACAAGCACGATAACCACATTCAACTTTGGTCTAAGACCGAGCGTGGAATGAGGATGGTAGATAAATATATCTGGCATATCAAAAAGCACACTACAGGTGGTTATTACTTTGTAGAAGGCTTCAAGCCAACAAATGATATGCAGGTGTTAGAATCTCAGATTGAGCAACACGTTGCAAATCTTTCTTATGCTGCAGAGTATTTCGTTCCCACATACAGACAAGGTTTAACTGAGGAGCTTATTATCCATGATTACCTGGATTCAATTGGAATTAGCAAACAAGGGCTTAGTGATGTATATACATTAAACAAAAAGAATATCTATGGGTATCGCTCAACAGATATTCAAATGACTCTCTGGGGCCTTGAAGCAGGTTTTGGAGATGATGGAAATGCTGAAGAAGTTTCTGTTAACTTGTGGACAGGTGAATGGAGCTGGGTTTCTGTTAAATGCAAGAGAAATGTTGAAGACATTAAAAAGGCTATTGATTCACTTCTTAAGCCATTTCTTGTTACAGAGAGTGTTTCTTTGTTGAGCTTAGCCGAGAAGCTTGATACTGATGGGGATGTTGATATGATGATTAACAAACTTACTGGGTCTCTTGAAAAAGTTGGAGGCAATATTAAATCATACATGAAAACACAACTGCTTGAGATGGCAGCTAAATTATAAGATTATGTTATTCATAGCTAAAGTACATTACGACTTCCATCCATATATGGACCATGAAGTTAAAAAAGGAGTTAGAAATCATACTGTTGAGGCTGCAACAGAAGATGATGCAGAAAAAAAAATTGAACAGCATTACAACAATAAAAGTAGTGACCATGGAGATGGATACATTATAAGTGGAATAGAATTTTTTGAACATATATCATAATGAACAATCATAAGAACATATTAGTAATACATCCTGCCGACCCAACGACAGAAATGCTGAGCACGATTTATCGTGACATAAATGCAACTGTCATTCGCCAACCAATTGGTAAGAGCAAGTTGAAGATTCTTATGAAGGAAGCTGATAGGATTATTATGCTTGGTCATGGTACTGAGCATGGAATGGGATTTGTTAAGTACAGCAATGGTTATCCAATGCACATCACTCCTATTATTGATTCTACTCTGGTATATTTGCTAAGAGAGAAAGAGGAAAATGTTTACATCTGGTGTAATGCTGACAAGTTTGTGAAGAAGTACAAGCTTTCTGGGTTTTCTACTGGTATGTTTATTTCTGAGATGGACGAAGCAGATATGTTTAACGTTAAGGCTACTCAGGACGAGATTGACGAGTCTAACAATAGATTTGCAAGAGTTGTAAGAAACTACTTACATAAGAGCACTGCGGAGCTTAAAACAATTGTTAAGGAAGATTATGTTCTTGACTCTGAAGTTGCAAAGTATAATCACCAAAGAATTTATCATTTTAAGAACACTAAATTATTTTAATTGATGAAAAACACACACTTACATAGTCTTGGAGAGTTTTTGGCTGAGTACATCATGCACACAAAGATGCCGAGTCTTAGCCACAATGCTTGGACCAGAAATGTAATTCAAGTAACTTGGGGTGAAGCTCAAGAGAAAAGGAGGCTTTCTGACCTGTGGCATTCAAAAGTGAGTGAAGAAAAATACTCAAAAATGAAGCCAGGCATGAAGCCTGTAGAAAGGTTAAGAATAGAACAAGATGCCTATAAAGCCTGCAAGGATGAGTGGAATTGCTCAGCTAAAATACGGATACATGCTTGCAGAAAAGTATCTTCCTCATACAATTAGGTTTAGAGTTGGATATGTTGACTTTTCTGATGAAGAAGCAAACAAAGAAATCATGAAAGGTTTCATAGAATCTATGTGGGATTCTGATTTTTGTGAATATTCACTTAAAGAAGAGGATATTACATTTGAAAATGTAAAAGAAACTTATGGAGACTTTACTTTTGTAACAATGAAGCTTGGACTTGAAGCTCCAGGAAGTTATACTGGAGAGGGTTGGATTGAAATTAAAACGCCACAAAAACAAATAAGATGATTGAAGTTTTAGAAGGTTTGGCAATTGCCAAAGAGAAAGATGAAATATTGAAGAAAATAAAGTGGTCAATGGCTTGGCACTTTGAAGAACTTGGAACAACAAGACATGCACTTTTAATTACTGATGTTTCTTTGAAGCTTGGTAAAGAAGAGCATGTTTTAACTATAACTCTTGAGAGACCTGGGCTTCTTATTGGCAAAGCTGGAAGACACATAGATGCGCTTAGAGATAGGTTAAAATCAGGAATAGGCCATCCAGTAAGGATTGATATTTCTGAAGATAAGCAGTGGGCTGGTATTTATGTTGAAGAAAGTTGGTAACATGGAAGAGACAGAAGAAAACTGGGCATGTCACAATGAAACCATTGAGGCGAAGCTGAGAAATAAGATGGGAGCTATTTTTGGACTTCCTGATTCTGTTATGATTTATGAAGAACGTGGTTCTGATAAAATCAAAGAGATAATGTTTCGTCAAGCCAAAACAGCAAAAGAGAGCAGTCCAGTGGTAAAATAAATGCTGGTAACAATTGAGTCACAGAATAAAAAGAGACTCATCCAAGGCCAGATTGAAATTCTGAAGGAGCACATAGAACATCCAAACAAGCCAGGGTACAAGAGGCATGACATTTTAGATAAGATAAAATCTTTAGAAGAAAATTTAAAAAACTTAACATAATCGTTAAGTTTTTTTGTTTATAAATGTTTTTTGGCCTAAATTTGCATAGATGAAATCAATAAATCAAATATTTAAAAACAACCCCAATCTAATGGAAGACGTGGAGGTTAAAGAGTTGATTGATTACTGCAGAGAATTGGAGGGTCAAGTTATTGAGACAACACAATCAAAGCAGTTTAGTTTCGAAGATAAGCTAACAGAGCTTGTTAGAGATTTGTTCATAGGCATTAAGCAAATAGAAGAAGAGGAAGCTAACCACCAAAGGTTTGGCGCAGACTTCGATAAGCCAGACTATGAAATTGCAGTTAAAAACCTTAAGCAATATTTTTTAAACTTTGCTAAGGATAACCATTTTAGATTATGAAAGCAAAGAAGTTAAACATATCAGAAGATAAAGTTGAGAAATTTAAAAAATGGAAGCCATCTTTAAGCTATAGATGGTTCAGGTGGTATAAATACACATGGATAGGAAAAATTTGGTATAATGTTAAAGCAGGAGTGCCATCGCTTTTGAAGTGGAGAAAGATTGCTTGGAATGATAGAGACTGGGATTATAGATTCATATACACTGCTTTAAAGTTTAAGTTAGAAAATACTTTAAAATACATTGATAAGCACGAAAGAAGTGTTAATTATAAGTATGATGTTTTCTGGATGCAAACTTGCGTTGACCTTATTGATAAATTAACAGGAGATAATTCATATGATATAGAATATTTCGACTATCAAAAAACAGAGATGAGATTTGAGCCGATTAAAGGCACAGATACATCTGAAATACACATAGACACACTTGAAGATAATCTTGATGGGTATTTTGAAAAGTATCCAATCTGGCACAATAGAGCTATTGATTACATCAAGAAAAATCAACACAGATACAACGTAGACCATACAGATAGAAGTCTTGTATCGAGAACTATGGGTCAACTCAGGCATGATAAAGCAAGAGAGTTATTATTCAAAATAATTGAGATTCACATCGAATCTTGGTGGGATTAATTAAAAATAGAAAATATGAGTGGAGGACATTACGATTATAAGCATTTTAGAGTTGAAGAGCTTGCATATGACATAGAAAGAGAATTCGTTAACGATGGAAAGTATATGGATGAAGATTGGTCTGCTCCTATCGCAGGTTTTGACAGAAAAAGACCGATGATTGAGAAAGATAGACTTGAGGATGCTACAGAGGAGCAAAAGGGGATAATAATAAAAGAGGTAAATAGTCTTGTAGAGGATTTGAGAAGATGTGCTAAGAGAGCTAAGGAGCTTGAGTGGTATATGAGTGGAGATACTGGTCCAGATTCTTATCTGAGTAGACTAAAAGAAATTGATAATTGATGTTTTTAGAATCGAATGACAATAATGGTTACATAGAAGTTGTATGTGGCTCAATGTTCTCTGGTAAGACAGAAGAGCTAATAAGAAGAATTAATAGAGTAAGAATAGCTGGACAACCATACAGAGTGTTCAAGCCGAAAGTTGACAATAGATACAGCGATACCAAAGTTGTAAGTCACTCCAGGAACGAAGTCGGTTCGATTGTGGTAAACGCATCACATGAGATACTTGTACTTGCAGAAGATTATGATGTAATCGGAGTAGATGAGGTGCAATTTTTTGATGATGACATTGTTGATGTTTGTACTCATCTTGCTAACTCTGGAAAGAGGGTGATTGTGGCTGGGCTTGACATGGATTACTCTGGACAACCTTTCGGTCCGATGGCTGGTCTTCTTTCTGTTGCAGAGTTTGTAACAAAGGTTAAGGCTATTTGTATGGACTGTTCTGGCCTATCTAATTTCTCATATAGACTTGGAGAAAGCGAAGAAGTTGTAATGCTTGGAGAAAAGAAAGAGTATATTCCTTTGTGTAGAAAATGTTTTAATAAGAGAAATAATGACTGAAATTAAAAATGGAAGCTTAATAACAAAAGCTTATAAAGTATATCATGAAGGCATGCTTTATAACGATTATAGTCATGATGAATATGTGATTGATAATCAACCAGTTGTTCATGCTAAGACGGTTGGTGAAGCTAAGACTCATGGTCTATATGACTTGGACTCAGGCTCTCTTGGTAGAGAGTTGTTGTTTACTGATATGAGAACCAAGAGAGCTAAATATTCTGACATTGTTTACTTTGAAGGAGAGGAAGTTGAGAGATGGAAAATGGAAGATGAATTAGAGGCACGAAAAAGAATTGAGAAAATTGAAGCTCTTCCAAATGATGAAATGTACTACGTTCAAGATAGAAGAAACTATGTTGGAAATGCTGTGCTTTGGTGGGGGCTTAATAGTAGTGGGTATGTTACAGACCTTAAGAAGGCTCAGAAATATACCAAGAAAGAGATTGTTGATAAGTTTGCCAGAGGAAGAGATACAGATGTGATTTGGATTTCCAGTCATGTTGAAACTGCTGTTAGAGAGTATGTGGATGCGCAAGGTTTAGAAAGAAAATATTGTTTATAATGGAAAGAGAAGAGAAATTAGAAAGAGTTAAGGTCTTAGAGGCCGAAATCAATACAAGACAAAAAGAACTTGATGGGTTAAATAAAGAGTTAATGGATTCTGCTGATAACTTCAGAGATAAGTTTATAATTTGGGCAAATAGTGGAAAGGCCAGGCAGCTTGATTTTATTGCTGATGGTGCAGCGAGGACTTATTGTGATGAAAAATTGGACCTTGGCAGCATGCGTGGGTGCGTTAGTTTTCTTGATTATGAGGATTTTGAAGCTTATGCGTTTTCAAAAGGAAAAGATTATTTCGAAAGTAAAGAGGAAGAGGAAAAATATATTGCCGACCTTGAAGCTGACCCAATTTTTATGAATTGTTGCAAGCAGATGGTGAGTGAAAATTTTGACTCATTTGAAATAGATTGGTAATGAAGACAATTAGGCAAGAGCTTCAAGATTCAGAAGACGAACAAGATGGTGGATACCAATTAAAAACAGATGACGAAATTGTTGATATGATTTGTAGATTTGGTCATGGTTATTTAGAGTTTCACACAGTTGACATCAACAGATTGATTGTGGAGAACGAAAGAATGAAAAAGAAGTTAGGAATAACTGAAATATAAAGTATGTTGGTTTGTGACTAAAGTGTTCCACTGGCTAATGGACAAGTGCCATAACTGTAAGTGCCTAAAACTTACCATACCACGCTACGGGCGGAACACGCCAGCATTACTTTTGTTTATAAAAAAAGCCTGCTAAATTTTAGCAGGCTTTTCTTTTTATTTTGTTTCGTTTAAATCAACTGGAGTATTTCCAAGTTCACCTTGTGGTTGCTTAACCATGCCAGTGATTGCAGCTCGATTATCATGTTTCATCTCTAAGTCAGTAGCTTGTGCTTTTGCTTGAGCAAGAGCTTCAGAGTCACTGTGAGCCCAAACGTAGAATTCCATTGTAGCAACGTATCTCATTTCAGGCCCAATTTCTTCTTTGAGCACCTCTCTTACAATCTTTCTAAGTTTAGAATCTTCCATGTTTATAAATAGATTACAAATTCTTTAACATCTCCACTAACTCAGGTTTAGGATAGAAAGAAATGCCATCAAAAAGTTCAATATGCTTTAAAACAAATTCTTCGCTATACTTTTTGTCATTACACACAATAATGTTCCAACCTTTACTTTTTAATCGCCCACTTCTTATTGCATCTGCAACGGTTGTACTGGCAACTCCAATTATGTTGGATGCATGAGCTGTGCTTAGACATCTTATTGACTTATTGTCTTTTTCTATTATAACTTCTTTTCTTAGTTTTCTATTAATTCTTCTGAGGACTCTTTCTTTTTTCTTCATACCATTTGCCCATCTGTTTTCTTGCATGGCTTCAACAACATGTTTTGCTCTCTTTTTGCCAAACATAGGATTTCCCTCACCCACTCTAATATTAGAAAAATGTTTCCTTGTCTTGTTTGAATGACTCCTTCCAGTCATAGGGGCAGATGCGTCTGAACTTATATTGAATAAGTGTAGTTCTGAATCTAAGAATTTTTGTTCACGTTCAAGAATAATTTTATCATCGCATTCTTCTATAATATCAAACACCAAAGACTTGTGCCCATATTTATTATAAAACCTTTGAAGGTGTACATTGTGGTGCTTACCTTTATTTAGGTCATTGAGATGTTCCTTATGTCTCCTGGAATAGTTGACAGAACTACCAATATAAACTCTGTCATCTATTATATTTGATATTTTGTATATGACCCCCATTATAAAGATTTAAGCATTTCTATGAGCTTGGGCTGGGGCGCACAATCAAATTTGTCTTTTCTAATGTTTGTGTGTGTCCATACACCAAGCTCACGACCATAGTTACAATTTTCATTGTACTCAAATGCATCCTTTGGATGTACACCTTCTTTAAGTAATCTTGGAAGACCGTTCTCAAGGTTAATCTTTGGATAAATATCTTTGACGTGCAGGATAAGAAGTCTAAGTGATTCAATTTGCTCATCAGTGTACTTGTGCCAGTACTGGTGACCTCTGAATTCATAACCTAAGTCACAAACCATCTCTGCAGGAACCTCAACGTTTACATAGTTGTAATACTTGTCTCCTTTTTTTTCAGCATAACCGAAATTACATATTTCAATACCTGCAGAAAGTTTAGATACCTTTTTAAAGTTACCTACTTTACCTGTATGCCATCCAAGATAATTATCTGGAAAACATTCAACAACAACACCATTGTACTTGTCATCTCCGTATTTTCCTTTTTTGATTGATGTTCCACCTATTACATATTGAGTTGCAACACGACCTCTTTTATCTTTGTTCCAACTCTTAACTGTGCTATATGGGTTGTTCCATCCAGCTGTGTGGTGAATCATTAGGTTAACTGGCTCTACTTTTCCATAGTCTCTAACGTACTCATCAGTATCAAGGTATGCTTTGTCAATCACAAGGCCTTCCTTAGTCTCATAAGAACCAAGCATTTCGACTTTGTTGTCTGTGTCAGTTGCATTCTCATCAAATCCAGTTCTGTCTGTGTCAACTCCTTCAAGAAGGTGTCTGTAAGTTCTCTTTCCTACAATACCATCAGCCACAAGCCCTTTGCTTGCTTGAAATTTCTTAACCCACTTATCAGTGTTTGGTCCGAAGTCCCCATCAATAGCTCCGCTGTAGAAGCCTTTTCCTTTTAGTAACGCTTGTAACTCTTTTACTTTTGCGCCTTTATCTCCTTTTTTCATGTTAATTATATTAGGTTTATTAATAAATATGAAACAAAAAGGGATAATTTTCGTATAATTAATTGAATTATGTTTAAAAAACTTTTTAAAAATATCGGAATGAATAAAGTAACTATAAATGGTAAGACAATTACCACCAGCGGAGTGGGTTCTGTCTCTATCATAAACGGTGAGGTATTCATCAATGGTAAGAAACAAGATACTGGAGATGCAAAGGAAATTAATATTTCAATAGAAGGAAATGTAGAAAAACTTAAAGCACCTGGTTGCAATACAATAACTGTGTCTGGAGATGTTACAGACCTATCAACTTCTTCTGGAGATGTAGAGGTTGCTGGTAACGTTCTTGCAGGAATTCAATGTTCTTCTGGAGATGTAGAGGTTGAAGGAGATGTAAGCGGAAGCATTCAGACTTCATCTGGAAATGTAAAATGTGGAGATGTCGAAGGTGATGTTAACACAATCAGTGGAAACGTAAGACGAAAATAATATGTTTAATTTTGACGCACCAGGAGATAGCTTGGATGAAAGAAGTGATTTCGTAAACTCAGTTTGCAAGTTGCTTGTACAGAAGCATGGTGGAGACATCGACAAAGCTCTTGAAGAGTATAAAGAATTTGATGGACATTTCCATGGGCATGTAAGAAACGTGTACGAATTATCTGATAGAGAGATTCCTATGATGGGGCTTCACGACCTATTGAATGATGGTGGAGCTGATAACTATGGTATCACTGAAGAAGAATATCAAGAGTGTGTTGTCAAGGCAAGAAAAGCTTGTGTTGATTATTATGTAGATTAATAGAACATTTCTCTATTTATATCGTATAAAGAGTTATGGAATTTGATGTAATAATTGACGAGCAAACACCAATCACACCAGAGATTAAGGATGTTTCTAAATTTATAGAAGAGCACAAGGAAGAAATTGAAACCTTCAAGGAGTATGCTATCTCAAGAAGAGATGGTGTTGGACTTGCAGCTAATCAATGCAGCCTAGATGGTGAAAGATTTAATCTAAGAATGGTTGCTGTTAAAACATCTGGCACAAATGATACAGTTATAGCTATTGACCCAAAGATTACAAAGTACTACGGAATCAAGCTTGTGAAGTTTGAAGGGTGCTTAACTTGGAAAGGTGTTCCAGGGATGACTGTGGTTGCTGATAGATATTATCACGTAGATGTAGAATTCTATACTCCAGACGGAGAACTTCACAAAGAAACTCACACAGGCTTTCAAGCACAAGTTTGGCAGCATGAACTTAATCACATCAATGGTGTCGAAGAAGTTATAAAGCTTGTATCTGAATTACCATATATAACAGACCTTAGCAGAAATGACAAGTGTCCTTGTGGTAGTGATAAGAAACTTAAGAAATGTTGTATTGACGATTATAATCAGTGGAAATAGATGAATATCTACAGAAACATAGAGAATAAAAAGCTTTATACCATAGAACGTCTAGTTCGAGATATAAAGCATTTGAATAGAAATGCATTTGCTGGTATATATGCTGAGCCATATAACTGGAAAGGTGGTGTAATCCACTACAACAGTAAAGATGAGAGCGAATGTAATACTTTTGTCGAGAATAATTTCAAAATAGTATCAAACACTTAATATATGATAAGTTTAAATTACGGAACAGAGTTCAAGACGAGAGTCGCAAAAGGAAATATTAAAAAAGATGTATTAGTTAAAGTTTCTAATCCTGGTAATTACGAAAGTAAATGTACAGTAAAGGATGTTGAAGGAAACGAAGAAGAATACACATCTGATGAACTTATTGGCTTTGGTGTACTGAAAGGTAAAAATATAGTTTTTGATATTATTGAAGACTACTATAGAAGTCAAGATAAAAATGGAAATAAAGACAGACTTTATGGACACATGCACTACACAAATAATGTACGCTCGTCAATAGAAAGTTTCAAATTCTGGGAAGACTGCTTATATGCTGGTACAGTTATGAACAGTGACCACTACCAAGCTTATGATTATGAGCTAAGAGAACTCACAGACCAAGAGGTGGTTGACATTTTACTTAATGAGATTCTTTACGACTACCAACCAGACCTTCAAAGTATGAGTTGTGTTGGAACTTCTGCAAAAGGAATCGACAAAGAGCCAAACTATAGAGATGGTACTTATCTTCTTCCCAACGGAAAAGAATACACAATGACTTGGTGTCGTGGTGTTATTAAAATTAGAGAAGGCGTTGATGGTGGATGGTACTCTGGAAAACCTATTGATGAATGTGGTAAGCAAATCTATGAAGGTGAAATGGATTGGAGTAGATACCAACAAGCCATTATTAAGAAGGAATCTATTAGAATGTTATCAAGAGGCACAAATCTATTTAAGCAATACCCAGAGATTCAAAATATCATTTGCGAAGACATCAAAGATTGGGATAGATTTAAAATGAATTCAGAATTTCCAAAAGAAGAAGTATAATGTTAAATTACCTTAGGCAACATAAGTGGTATAGAGAAATTTTTTCAAATAATTTATACTACAAGATAAATGGAACTTGGATTAAAGATTCAGGGTTTAAAATTGGAGACAGGATTGAAAATGTTGATGGGCCTTGGAGGTCTTTGTATTTCTGTGACTGCGGAAATGAGCTTAGTCATTCTGATTCATATATAAACAAAGAGTCTGGGGCTGAAGGTGTTGTTCCTGGTATTTGGGAATATAAATGCACTTATTGTGATAAACATCAATATGCAAATGGAACACTTGGTCCTTTTATTTTAGAGTGTGATAAAAATGGAAGTCCTATAAAAATGAAACAAAATTAAATTAATTACGTATAAAAAGATATGACACAATTACAACTAGTAGAAATAGACCCGAACCCAGGAGGAGACGGTTTACCAGACACAAGAAAAATTAAAGCTGTTTCATCTTCTTGGAGCACTCTTAAGGGGTGTTGCAAAGAAACATATGGAAAGACTCCAAATGTTACACCAGATGATATGTGGGAAGTTCGTTATGAAATCGAGTCTTCTGATATTGTAATCGTTCAAGAGAACATATCTAAATACGATAAGTAAATGCTGCCAGGAAGAGACTTATATAAATTAGTCAATGGACTATATGAAAATGGAATAGGCATTGATTCGTCAATGGAAGATATTTTTAATGAGAATGATTTATTCTTAATTGATGACTCCATGTATGGTCCTGAATCTGATAGAACTTTGTTTTTATTTACAAAGCAGTTTGTAATTAGAGTTGAACAGACGATTGATTTTGGAGATATATATAATGAATCTGGAGCTTGGATTAAAGAATACGAAGCTTATAATGTTACAGACAAATATCCTGGTTATTCTGAAAAAATGTCTGATGATGACATAATGAGGTGGGTTAGTAAAAATGCAATTGAATTTATTTAAAAACAACATAATATGAAACGATTAGGAATTAGAAAAGTAGCTACAGCTGTATTTAATACAAAGTTTGTACAAGGAGTTGACAAAGTAATGAACTTTGCTCACAGAGCGCCAGGTGATGTAATCAAAAAAGTTGCAGACAAGACTGGAGTTAGCAAGTTAAAGCTTGATAACAAAAAGTCTAAAAAGAAAGTTAATTTAGCAATTGCAGAAAAGTTGAAGTCTGGTATGACTTCAATTGAAAGAGAATTTGCTGAACTTGAAGCAGCTGAGATTGCTGATGATAAAGCTTTTGAGCGTGAATTATCCGAAATTAAAGCAGTTCAATTAATCTCAGCTCTTGCCAAAAATAAAAGAAGCTTAGTATAATGGGTGACATGGCAGACTACTATATGGACCTTGCTATGGAGCAAGAGGTTGAAATGGAAGCTCACAGACATTTCGAGAGAGAGGCTGTTGAGAATATGGATAAATCTTATATGATGGGTTCACTAAAGTGGCCTACTCAATTTGATGGAGATATATTATTATCTAAGATGTCTGGAATCCACTTAATCAATACAGTAGAATTTCTTAAAAAGAAAGAGCAGACTGAGGTTAGAAAAACTTGGATTAAGCTAATGTCAATCGAAATAGAAAAAAGATATTAATGTATATAATCTTCCTTGATATAGATGGTGTTCTAAACACTGAACATGGTCTTAAGTTTTGGAGCAACAACTGGGAGAATCCAAAGCTTATGAGAAATAGCAAGGATGACAAGGAGCAGTTTTGTCCAGAGGCAGTGGAAGTGTTAAGAAGAATCATTGAAGCTACTGGAGCAAAGATTGTAGTCTCATCTACATGGAGAGCTGAAGGGCTTGAGTGGTTTAAGAAATTTTGGAAAGGCAGAGAGCTTCCAGGAGAAATATTCGACATCACAGGATATGATAGCGAAAGAGTTCGTGGAGTTGATGTTAACAAGTGGCTTCGCAGCAAAGGTTGGTACTACCCAACAAGCTACTGGACAGCGCCATACAATCAAGAAGGTAGAGATAATTGTGAGATTGAAGGTTACTGCATCATTGATGATGATTGGGACTTCTTCATTCAACAAGGACCACATTACGTAAATACTCCAGCCAAGTATGGTCTTGCTGCAGAAGGTAAGTACGAAGAAGCAATAAAAGCACTTGGCGCAAAGCCAGATTAATATATAGAAATGGAAGAAATTGTTGAAGTAGTTATCGAAACTGGCGCAGACTTACTTGGAGCCGCAGCTGATAGCAAAAGTAAAGGAGGATGTATATTCCTTGCCATTGTAATTGTAGCAATTGCAATTGGAGTAACACTATATTTCGTATACAAATGACAAACATAAAATCACTCATACCAATGAGTATTAATACTGGAGGATTCGGTCCTCTGGTATTTAGAACAACAGATGAGGTAACTCACTTTTACCAGTACTATAGTGCAATGCCAGATATGGGTGATGTGCGACAAAATCTATGCTTTGTTGAAGATAGAGAGGTTAAGGAAGGAGTTGATGAGTGGTATATAGATGACTTCTTAAATAAACCACGCTCTTCTGGAGGCGCTCAATATGCGCATAAGCAAAAGGTAGTAGTGGCAACAACATGTCCAGAGTTAATTAAGATAGGAATTCCAGCAATTCCAGAGAAATTTGTTCGATACTATTGTTATGAGAATGCAGATGTTGGTTATGTTGATATTGAGATGGATAGCATTTATGTAGAACCACACCCATCAATGCATTCTAATAGAGGGTACTTCAAAGAAATACCGAAGCTAAAGAAAAATGACATAGGAGAAATGGAAGTGGTAATTTACCATGAACCAGCTCCAGTTGTAGATTGGAATAAATTTACAATAACTCAATTCATTGAGCACCTGGAGAAAGAATTCCAGTTCTCAAGCACTGGAACAGCTAAAGCGGTCTTTGAACTCATTAGGATAAATAAGGAGATGAAGCATGCTATACTGCAAATACACACTCAGATTAAAAGGGATAATAATTCCAACATAGTTGGTGTGACTGAAATAGATGTTGAGGTAATCGAAAGTATTTGTAACAAAATATTAGAAGATGAACGAAGATAAATTCACATCAAGAGATGTTATGAATATAGTCGGTAAACATATCTTAATTAAGTCAGAATTCATTGGTTGGAATAAAGATAAATACAAATACAACACCTTAAGGAGAATCAATAGAGAAACCCCTTCGCAGTTTGTTAGTGATGTTCAAAGATTTTCTTATTACAGAACAAAACCAGCCGAGTATGAACTCTTCAAAAAGATTTCCAGAAGATTTAAGAAAAAAGAATTAGAACAATCTCTTGAGAGTGAAGATGAGAATATCTATATAATAGAACCAGATTCAACAATAGAGCCTATGAAGTGCTCTGTCCCATTTGAAAGACTTTTCTTTATATGTAATGGTGACATGATGCAAAAGTTCATGGAACGTGCTGAGAGAGAACATAAAAATGAGTTCACCCATCCAGTTTGTTTGTTTGATAATGAACACATAGGTAAGCATTGGGGTGAATCAAATGAAAAGATAGCAAACCACCTTAGAGAGATAACTGGTATAGAAACCATTTATATGGCTGACTCCCTTTCTTCAAAAATAAATAAAAACAATTGGCACTATACAAAACTAGAATCTGATGAGCATGGTAGAGAAATGATTTTTTACCAAATCACTCATCATGGAGATGATAAGTCAATTATATACGATGATGAAGACCAATACAACGAACCTATAGGTTTTTGGGTTTTCGATGATTGCGTTGTGTATAAAAGAATGTCTGGTTATAGTGAGTGGTAATTGAAACATTTCTAATCTTTTTGCGTATAACTAATCGAACCAATACTTTAGTTATGAACGAAAAAGAAATCCAAAAAAGAATTGATGAGATTTTAGCAGACTCAAGAATGTCTGGAAAAACCGCTGTTGTATTTTCAAATGCTCCTCTAGCATTGATTCAAACTTCAATGGAGTCAGAGCTTCATACACTTCAAAAAGTTATTGGAGTTGAACCAACTAATTTCAAACTATTAAGAGGAGAATAATGAGTTACTGTAAAAAACCCTGCAAGCATTGTCCATACAGAAGTGATATTAAACCATTTCTACACCCAGAGCGTGGTGCAGAACTTGCCAGGTTAACTCAAAACCCATACAATGAATTTACTTGCCACAAGACTCTTGAACATGATGATGAAGGAGATACTTATGCTGGACAAGAGTCTCAGACTTGTGCTGGATTCTTGACAATGATGGCAAACGAATGTGGGGAAGAAGCTATCCCTAAAGGATTCGAGCCTTCTTGGTATATTTGTTACACAGATGCTTGGGAAATGGAGCAAGCCTATGAAGAGCAAGCTGAAATTGACCGAGAAGAAAGAAACAATAAAAAATAAAAGAACAGTAAATGGAAATACTTTTCATACTCATAATAGTCGCAATAATTTTTCCCGCTTCAATTAAAAGAGAAAGCTCTACAACTGGATGTCCAAACATTTCTTTTGGAGGTGTGATTACATATCCAGATGATTTAAGTTGTGAACATTGTGGTAATGAAGAGTTTGTTTACATGAGAGATATTGATTCTTCTACTTGGGATATGAAATGTCCAAAATGCAAAGAGATTGCATATAAACATCCAAAACGAGAGGAGAGGCAGCGGCAAATTAAAGATATGCTCGATTGGTAAATAGAACATTTTTAAATTTATAACGTATAACAAAAGCTATGATGAACATCAATAAAATAAACATTATAAATAAAGAAGGCATGCTAACTCCAGAGGATAGAAAGAAACCCCTTGAGCATGGTTGCAATGCTTTCACCTTCAAATCTTGCATTGACCTATCAAGTGGCATTGAGGTCATCCCTTATGGTAATGCAAATAAATTTTCTCTTGACCAATACAGCCAAGATGTAGCTTCTTTTATTTGCTGGTGGACTCACTTTGTAAAGAAAGACCTTAATGGATTTTCTGGATTTAGTCACGTTAAGTTTAGACTTCCAGAAGGAGCTGAATTAATAGACACTTCAAAATAATGAACGAATTAAAACATTTCGGAAATTCATTTGGAGGTCCAGATAAAGATGTGTGCCAATCTTGTGGAAACGAGTCATCAACTATGTATTGGCAAGATGGTGTATGCAAGTCTTGCCAGGATGGTAGGAAAAAGACACTTGAAATTACAACACCATTTCTCATGGTCTTGGCTATGATGATGTTTCCTCTGGCAATTATAGAAATTCTCCTAAATATTGCAACTTTAGGTATTTAAAATAATTACAATGCAGACTTTAAAATTAGCAGAAGACATATTTGATGCCCTTGAAACTGGGAAGCAAACAACCATAAGAAAAGGTCGAAGAGACATTCAGTTGGGCGACTTGAAGCTGGAGAGCGTTGAAGAAAATAGACAAGAGATTGTAAACGTAATCAATGTGCATTACTGCAGGTTGGCAAACGTATACATAGGAGACCTTCAGAACGATGGATTTAAAAGACCATCACGACATGTGGGAGCAGATGAAGAGATTCTATCCAGAAATAACATTTGAAGATGAAGTTACAACAATAAAATTTACAAGATGGGAGATATAGCAGACATGATTCTTGATGGAATCCTTGACGAACAGACAGGAGAATATATTGGACCAGGAGTCGGTTATCCAAGAACAATGGAGGGTAACAGTTCAAGAAATGGGATGTCAAACCCAAGCAACGGAGTTAATAACTACTTGGTTAAAAAAGGATTCAAGACAAAAGGCGAACGAACTGAAGTCATAAAAGAATTCCTTCACTCCATAGGTGTGAAAACTGATAACATCAGCAAGGTAAAGATGTGCGAAATCATCAGCGAAGACTTTGGAAGCTTCAACAGATATTGTCAGAAAAAAGAGAAAAAATAGTATTGAATTTTTGACAAATTTGTCGTATATTTGTGTATTAAAAATCATAAAAAAAGAATATGAAAAACAAGAAAAAGTTACAAATTGCAAAGACGTGCCACGAGGTGCATAACGTACTTTGCAAAAACAATGGAATGCAAGTAATTCCTTGGGAAGATAAGTCTCCAGAGCATCATGCAATTGTTGCTGACTCAGTAGAGAAAATCGTAAAAGGAATTGTAAGAAGCCCACAAGAAGCTCACTACAATTTTGTAATTGGAAAGAGAAAAGATGGTTGGGAATATGGGCCTGATTATTCTACCAGAAACAAAACCAATCCAAGACTTTGTAGTTTTGATGAACTGGAAGATATTGAAAGAGAAAAAGAAGAATACTTCTTTGCTGTAGCAAGCTCTTTTAAGAAATAAGAAGCTTAAAGATATACCAAGTAGGCTGATTTTGGTTAAAGGGAGGTCGATACTCTCCATGTGTTAGGTTGCTACCATGCAACTGGTACTGGCCATGTAAGCCACTTGGTTGTTTTTACAAGATATAATAAAAGAGGAAGTTTTTAGAACATTCCTCTTTTTTTTTCGTATAACTTTCAAACAACAGCGTTAATGCATAGAGAATTACACATATCAGTCGGACTTCCAGGAAGCGGAAAGACATCCGCATTCAAAATACTTCACAAGGAAATGGGTAGACTCGCCAACTTAATTGAGTGCGACCAATATTTGCATGGAGCAAGAGGAGGAAGATATAAAAACATGGAAGAGCTTATTAAAGATAGAAGCAGCTTGTTTGATAGACATACTTTTCTTGATGGGTTATTTCTTACAAGAAAAGATGTTGAAAAGGTTCTTGAAATTGCTTGTGATAGAAACAGGCTTCCATCACACGTAATAATTCACTATTGGAATCCAAACGTAGAAGCTTGCATCTGGAACGACACGCACAGAAGAGATGAAGACTCTGCAATCACCATAGAGAATGCTAAAATTGATTCTATTAATGAAATAATGGAGGTCAAAGATATTGAAAAATATAAGAAGATAAAGTTTAGCAAAAAAACTTATAATGTTCAGAGAAAGCCAGAATGGAAAATGTTTTCTGATGAGCATCAGCTTTATGCAAATGAAGAAGGGGTTGTTAAGGGTGATTCATGGAGCCTTGGAGGAACTTGGCAGGATTGCTGGGGCAATTCTGGTTCTGTGTCTCCAAGTAAAGCGCCAGACTCAATGACAGAACTTGATGAGCTTCTTGAAAAAGTAGCACCATCAATATCATTCTTGCAATATAAGAACATTGCCAACAATTGCGTTAGTGTTCGTGAATTTAGAGAAGGAGATTACTACGGAGGTTCAACATATCATAATCAATATTTATTGAACTTACCTTGTCTTTACGATTACTTAAAAGAAAAAGAATTGATATAAACCACACAAATGATAACAAAAGAGGACGGGCTGAGATATGCCAAACTAATACATGTTAGTGTAGACAACGGAAAGACAAGTCAGTCCAACAAAGTCTACATAATGGAAGAGCAATCCAATGGAACAATTAGATGTACCTATGGAAGGATTGGTACAAAAATGGCTGTTGATGTTAAATCTTCATCTAAGTGGAATGCTACATATAACCAAAAGACTTCAGCTCGAAAAGGTTATGTAGACAAGACTGATGAAGCTGTAATTAAGCAAGCACAAAAATCTACTGGAATTGTAAATATCTCTGAAGCAGAGGTGCAAGCATTGTTTGATGACCTTATGGCATACGCAAACAAGTCCATTGGTGCCAACTATAAGATTACACAAGAAGATGTAACACAGAAGCAGGTTGACAACGCACAAGCAATCATTGATGCTGCCGCAGTAATTGTGAGAAACAATTCTACCAAGGCAAATAAGATAGAGCCAATAAATGAAAAATTATTGGAACTTTATGCTACCATCCCAAGAAAGATGAGCAACGTTAAAGACTTCTTGCTAAATGAAGATGATTACACCATTGAAGAAATGAAAGACTTCATTGCCAATGAGCAGTCTATTCTTGATACAATGGCTGGTCAGGTGGCAATGATTACTCAAAACGCATCTGATGAAGATGAGGAAGAAGAGGATGAAGTCAAAGCAGCGCCAGACCTTCTTGATAAGATGGGGCTTGAAGTTACAGAAGAGAAAGACCCAAAAGCAATTGCTCTTGTAAAGAAATTGCTTGGAAATAACGCAAATCAATTAAGCAGACTGTTCAAGTGTGTAAATAAATCAACTCAAGCAAAGTTTGATGCACACTATGCCAATGCCAATTTAAAAAATAGATTGCTATTGTGGCACGGTTCAAGAAATGAGAACTGGTTTAACATTATTCAGACTGGACTTCTTATTCGTCCATCTGGTGTTCAACACACAGGGTCAATGTTTGGTGATGGTATTTACTTTTCCAACAAAGCACAGAAGTCTATTGGATATTCATCTCTTTCTGGCTCTTACTGGGCAAGAGGAAATGACAATAAAGGATACTTGGCTTTGTTTGATGTACACATAGGAAGACAATATGATGTAACTTCATCAGACTCAAGTCTTTGTCAAAGCAAACTTGATAGCAAAGGTGATTACGATTGTACTTTCGCACACGCTGGAAGCTCTTTGTATAATGATGAGATTATTGTCTATGAATCAAAGAGATGCACGATTGCTTACATTGTTGAACTTAATAACTAAAAATGAACTCAAAACTTAAATTTAATGATTATATCTTTTCTCTTTTTAAAAACGCTGTTTTATTAAACATAAAAAGAGAAAAGATAAGAAATGCTTTTACTAATGAAGATGAAAGGGATGAATTTTTTGATTCTGAAGAAGGTGAAAAATTATATAGTGATGAAGACGATTTTATTGAAAAAATTGTTGATGCTGTAGATGAATCTTATGGAAAAGATATTTTAAATTTTAATACACCTGATGTAATGAAAATTGAATTCAAAAAAATTGGACATATAGCTCCTGATAGAACATATCATGATGAAATATATGAACAATACAATTATTCAATTGATGCAGTGATTAAAAAATGGGATAAATCTGATGAAATGCTAAGAAAAGATGCAGAGAAGTATTTTGATTTTTTAGTTAATCTAAACACAGACATTCAGAAACTCGAACCGTATCAATCGTACAGCGTGCAGCAAGATGGAAGATTAGTTCCAGGAGAAATAGGAAAATCTGAAGTTGAAGTTAAAGATTATATGATTTCTGGCGAACCAACTATTCCTGGAGTTATGTGTGATTGTGGCAGTACATACACTGAATATATGTGTAATGATATGTGGCACTGTGGTATGTGTGATAATTATTTTGAAAATTAATTAACTTAAAAACAAATAACCGTTTTTAAAAAAAAATAACATGAAAATATTAACAGCACTTTCGTTATCATTAGGAGCAATGAGCCCTGTGGATGACGCTCTTGAAGGCACTGAGTCAATGACTTGGTATGAAACTTTAACAGAACAGCAAAAGACAAATCTTAAGGAAGAGTCTTTCGAATTGCTTACAGGAACAAGCTACGATAGCATGAGCAAATTGTTCTCTCATGAACAACTTGTAAAGATTGCTTACGATAAGCTGAAGATTGAAGGATTTGACGTATGATAGAAAAATTAACAGACTGGCTAATAGCCAGGAGAAATAAGAAAAACCACACAACTGTTGATTAATTAGACGATTCACCAATAGCTGAATTCTCAAAAGTTTTAAACACTATTCCATAAATAAGCGGGGGAAAAATAGAACATTCTAAGTTTAGAAACGTATAATAAAACGGTAAATAAATAATAAAAAATTAAACTATAAAATATGTACCACAGTAGAAGGGAAAAAGAATTTATAATTGATTTGTTTATAAATGACTTCAAAGTCTTTTTATATGAAAGAATGATTAATGAACTTGCAGGAATAGAAGACGTAAATATTGACCTTAATAATAGCATTAAGCATACTATTGATTATCTGTTGAGTAGGTTGCATTATAAAGAAGAAAAACTTACACAAGAAGAGATTGAAGAAATTGTTAATTCTTCTGATGGCAATGTTGTTATGATTGAAACCGATATGTCTATTGGAATTAGTTTTGATTGGTATCGTTTTATGGGTGATTTAGATAAAGATGGTTTTGATGCAAACCTTGTTCTTTTTAATCTATATGATGTATATCCAAGAATAGCTTCTAACCTTGAAGATGATGATAAAGAGTTGAAGATAAAAGAATTAAGAAAAAGAGTGGCTGAATTTATTGATGAATGGTTTTTGAATGAGCAGATGTTAGAACACGCAAACAAAAAAAATATTGAGGAAAACTTTTTAAAGAAATCCTCTAAAAATTGAACCATAGAAATTTTAATCATTTTGGCAAGCCGAAGGCCTTTTAGGTATAAAATTTTTGACACTGAACAATTTAGTAAATAATGAGAAAGCATAAGGCAAGTTACATATATAGAATTGGTGATGAGATATTTGTAATATACAGATTGTCCCACTACTCTCGTGAACCACTTAAAGCTGTTGCAACTGGAATGGCATACGATGGACACGGAAACCACTCAAGTGACTTCCTTAGGAAGATGAAGAAGTATTCAATAGACACTGAAGATAATAGATATGAGTTCCTTACCGACAATAAATTAGATATGTGCCTGAGACTTTACTTGAAGCAATCAGCTGGAGCAGAAAGTAATAGACTCCCAGAGGAACAAGTTCCCAAGAGAGTGCTTGATTTCGGTGAAACGCTTCTTAACCATAAATTTAGAAAGATGGAGGATAGAGGCGAGAGAATCATTACACAAGTAATTAAACTCCTTGGAGATAAAGTAAAAGACCCGAAGAAAGCAAAAGAATTCCTTATGAAGAACCATAAGATTATAATTGGAATGGATTAAATAGAACATTTCTAAATTTAGAACGTATAACGCATAACTAAAAAACTACACAATGAATTTTATCTACACAATACTATTATTCGCATTCATATCCGCAGTAGGATTTACTACTGGTACTTTCTTGCCTGCTGGCAATTGGTGGAACGCTGCAATTACTGTAGGAGTCATAGGACTAATAGCAAGCACCGTTACTCTTATCATATCAGCATTTCGTAACATGGAGTTTAGAAATGAGATAAACAGACACTTCAACGAAATCAAAGAGAACCTAAGAGATGTTAAGTCCATTAAGAAAGAGATGAGTGAATATAAGGATGAGATAACCGACTCCTTGACCAAGCTGTACCCAGATTACGAAAAGGAAATGTTCAAGAACATGAATCCAAGTGATGTGGAAAACATAAGCGCACTTATGATTAAGTATCCAGAGTTAAAGTTCAATGGAGTACTGGAGAATTATACCAACAAACTATCTAAGTACATTACAGAGTGCAACGCAAGAGAAAGATGTGTAAATGATTATTTGCGTAGAATAGAAAACGCTGAGACATGTGGGTGGATGCTAATAAAAGTTGCCAAACCAGCCTTCATTCAAAAAATAATTGACCAAGAATTCGAATAATGGAAATAAAAGAAGGACAACTTGTTGAGGTGCCTTATCTTGTTGATGTTACTACAGGAAAAGTTATCTCTACCAATCAAAGCTATAATTACGAAACAGCCTACAAGAGGGATTCTAATTTTAGAAGACTATTGACATGGGTTAGAGTGAAGTTTATTGACTTAGATGGAACCTTTGTTGGTGAAGCTGAAAGGATTGAAAGAAACATGTGGTCCGAAGTTGTTATAGACATATTCAAAAAAGGACAACAAGCTAAAATTGACATAGACAGAGTAACTGCAGTTGAAGTAGTAGGAAAAGATTTCTGCTATGGAGATAATGTTAGACAATGCAATTGTACAGGGCTTTGTAGAAACAAATAATTATGGAAACAAAAGTAGGAAAAGGTTATATTCTCCCAGGAGAAACAAGAAAGAGGGATGCTCGTGAAATCGTCTGTACAACAGTCTGGATAATTCTATTAATTTCGTGGAGCACATTCATGATTGTCGCATCCATCAACACAGGATTCTGGAGCATGCCACTCAAAGATATGGTAGCATTGTTCCTTTTGTCTATTATCCCAACTCTAACATTCTTGATTGGATTTTTATTCATGATAAAAAGCCAGGAGCACGTTAGGACGCTGGAGTTCCTAATCCACAAGTATGATAGATGGAGTCTTAATGATAATGCATACAAGACATACTACATTGTAGAGCAAGTCATACTCATAGAAAACTTTACTTATTACAAGTACACTGGAGATTCTATAGCTAAAAAGACACAGAAGGAACTTGAAGAACATTGCAAGTCATTGACAGGTAATTTATTTGTAGGACATGAAACACAAGAAGAAGCCATGAGAGAAATTATAGAAAACATAAAAGGATTCATTTCACATGATAAGGCGAAAGATAATGTGAAGATTACAAACATAAGCACATTGGAAACTTTCACAGTCGAAGAGCTTAAGGAAAAGTTTAAGGCAAAGGAGTTTGATTATCTATACAAATTAGAACAAGATGAAGAAGGAAAAGACAATTGATATATCAGACCTTGCTGGAGAATATAAACCAAGCGAAGTCGGTGGTCTAATAAAAGAATTGGATAAACGAATTAATTTGTCAGAATTCCCACACTATCTCGGTTGTGATGAATGCGACTTAATCGGTAGAAAGATTATATTAGAAGAGGATGTAATCAGCTGCTTCATATATGAGCCTGTAGAGTCAGATGATGGAAGACTTAAATATAAAATGCTTATCCTTAATGAGGATTTATTCTATGACCATTCTGGCGCATTGACAAAGGTTTACTCAAGAGTTGACCCAGGTGAACATTACAAAGGAGAATGCTCTCTTATGGTGTATGCAAAAGAAGATGGTTTTATATTCCTAAAAAGGGAATCATATAGAGGAATTATTTTAAAATAACACGATGAAAAATAAAGAACCAAAAGACAACACGATAACAGTGTTAGTCGTATGTTAAATAATAATGCTATTGTGCATGATTGTACAGTGGTTATAAAAACAAAATTATGAGCGAAATAAAAGGAATAAAGGAAGAACTGGAAAGTAAGAGACAAATGTCTGTTGATAAGACAGAGAACGTTCCTTCAGTTAAACTTCTTATGTCTGGAGAAGACGGTGATAGAGAAATCCTTAAAAGAACTGGTCTTGACCACGACATTAAGGAAGCTGAGAAAATCAAAGGACTTGAGATAGATAGAAAGAACCTTGAAGATACCTATAAGGGCTTTGTATTTACTGAAGAAGAGATTAAGGATATATGCATTAAGTATGACCTTAGACTCTTGCCAACAAAACACTTTAGAGGAGACCTCGATACAGAAGTTGCTGAAAAGCTTAAGGCATTTGTAGCCGAGCACCCAGAGATTGGAGCAGTAAGTGAGTCATTCTACATCATCGCTCCAGAGAACTCATTCGACCTGGAGTACTCAGATGCAAAGCCATCAGCCAAGACAGACCTAATACTTGTGTACAAAGTTAGAACAGAGCGTGGTGAATTAGAAAAGTTTGTCTTCATTCACAAGTGGGGAAAAGAAGAGTTCTCATCCCTAAGAAGACTTAAGGGAATATTCTATGAATCAACATCATCAATGACTTCAGTATTAATGTCTGCATGGACTGTAATCATATCAACAGTGTTTGGAGTATTATTCAATGGATTCACTGGAGAATGGCATCAATATTTAAACTTGATTTGGATTTTGCTTATGTCATTTGGAATGTCAATGCTTACTCTGCTCATTATGTTTAATGATGGCGACATGAAACTTTATAATAGAACTTCAGATGAAGTTTGGAACACACGTTACACCAGAAGAAGATAAAATTATGAAAAACTTAAATAGAACATTATTGTCATTGGTCATAGGCGTTTTTATGATTCACCTAATAGCATGGACCAAAGGAAACACAAACACATACACTTATACTGTAGAAGAAAGCGTGAGCCTTTCAAGAATAGAAGACCCAGACACTGAAAGAAGATACTTTTATGAAACAGTCATAGAAGAAACTGCCATGCCATCAAACTTCCCTCTGTTGTTTGAAAGCAAGTACGATACCATCAAAACCTCTCTTAAGAGTAAGGTAAGACTTTAACAAAAAAATTACAACAATGAATTTTATAAAAAACATGCACAAAGAATTCTATCTTAGCAAAGAGAAAGAGGCTGTTGTGTCATAAAAATAGAACATTTCTAAATTTCTTGCGTATAATAATATATGAATTTAAGCAATTATTTCTTTAAAATATACAATGGAACACGTTCCAAAATAACGATGTTCGATAATCTAATGTATAAGAGAACTGGTAAAGAAACATATGCAAATAAGTATAGTTGTTCCCATAGTGAAGATTACTTCTTGTCACACCTCGAAGAAAACTGTAGCAAACTTAAAACACTCCTAAAGGAGCAGTCAATCCTTATAAAAGATTTTAACTACAGAGAGAACTGTAAACTTCAAGAAATGCTTGAACAGGCTTTTGATAAAACTAAAGAGGTAGATGAATATATTGTAAACAAGAAACGTGACAAATTAACAATACTGCTGGAGCAATCAAGAAAAGAAATTAAAAATACAATTGATGCATGCAAGGCTTTTGAAGAAATAATTAAACCCAAGCCAAAACCAAAAGCTCCAGTAAGAGAATTCATAATAACAAAGCAAGTAAAAAATACAATTGATTCAATTCAAAAAGCCATAGATGAAAACTCTTATATTAACATAACATACAAAGGAAGCGAAAGAGTTATATATCCTATAAACTTTGTTGGTGCAGGTAAAGTTGAAGCATTGCACATAAGCGGATACACAAAATCTAATAGTGACTATCCAAGAAACTTTTTCGTAGATGAAATTAAAGTGATTGACTTTATAACAATAGAGACAAGACTTCAAAATATTATTGATAAGGCAGATAAAAAACTGACAGTATCCAGTGAAAACATAAATCCAAAGTTTAAAGTAATTTATCTATCTGATAACAATGGGGAAGTAAAGTATGCAATTTGTCCAGCAGATTACTCTGATGCCTACGCTTTGTTTAGTATGAAATACTATCCAGTGTCAGAATTAAAAGAACATTACGCTAAGAAAGATTATGTAGCCCACCCACAAGAAACTTGTGCTGAAGAAAATCCTAATGCTGAATATGATTATGACAATGATGGAGGAAGCAGTAGATATAGATTCTATTCTATGAGAGATGTGGTTATGGCAATTCATAATTGTGAAATTTATAATAAGGCATGGCAATAACAAAAGTAAATCATAAGGATGTTATTTCATCATCTAAGGATTCTAATATTAGTGGAGGCTCTGGTATATACTTTCTCGTACACGATAATAGAGTTGTTTACGTTGGACAATCCCTTAACGTAATATCAAGGTCTTTTGGCGGGCACAATGATAAAACTTTTGATGGAGTAGCTTACATAATAGTTGAAGACAACATCCACCTAAATAACTTGGAGGCATATTTCATAGGTAAGTTCAAGCCAAAATATAATTCCTCTATTCCATCCAATAAACTGGGTTTATCCAAAAAACATCTTACAAAAGAATTTGACTTTGAAAAAGTAAATCACCTTATTGAAAACCAGTATGGAAAGTTAGAGATGACTGGAGTTAAATTTAAGGACTACGATAGTCATATAGACTTACATCTTGTTAAAGAAGAGTATGACTATACCAATTTAAAAATACGCTCAATAGAACAAAGACTTAACGATAGTGAGATGAAGTTCGAAAAAATGATTAAAGAAGGTTATAAGGAGATAGGAAGAATCTCTAAGAGAATAGGAAGGCTCATTGATAAAGAGAAAAAATTGCAATGCGAAATTGATAAAAAGAACCAGAAGATTATGAGCTTTGGTAGAGATGTTATTGAAATGTCAGAGGAAATTTCTATACTTAGAGATAAGATTTCTGTACAAAGTGATTTCGAACCCTCTATAGACATTTGGAATAAAAATATGCACGCTGTATTCGGAGTGTATATTAAAGGTGTTAGAAACACTCCTTTCTATTATTTCGTATCTAATAATCCACTGGAAGAACTTGGTAAAATGAGAGATGGAAAATCTAAGTCTAAATCTGAGATGATACAGAAAACTTTTAAATTTCTGTTAGACCAAGGCATCCAGGATAAGATAGAACTTAGATTCGAAGAATTCATTACGACAGGATACACAAAAAGTGTTAGCTACGAATTTCTATCTGGTAAAGAGAGTCAGTGTTTTAATTGCAACACGCATAGGACAAGGCGTAAAGAAGCTGAATTAATCTGGAATGATATTGTATCCAAAGTGGTGAAGCTTAAATACTAATTAAACTTTTATAAGATAAATTTTAGAACATTTCTAAATTTCTTGCGTATAATAGATTATAAATAATTAACTATGTTTGAAGATTTTAGAACACTATTAGAAACTATTGAGGACGAATACTCTATGGGTATTGAACAAGGTGGAGTTAGAGTTAAGGATAGTCTATACTCTATTGAAGTAACTGTTGACCCACCATCTAAGTATAGCGCTGCTGCAGGAGTTCAAAAGTCACTTAGAAATAAAGGCTTTGAGTCAGATGGGTGTGGTATCTATACACTTGAAAAAAATAATATACATGACCATACTGTTGAAACTGTTCATATATCAGAAATAGATACGTCAATGATTAATTCTCTTGAATGTAAATTGTTTTTGAAAAATTACTTAGACCAAAACGGTGAAGTAGATATTCAAGGATTTAAGAAATCAATTGATGCTATAGTAAAAGGAATTCAAGAAGATTGCTCTATTGTAATGTCTGCAGAAATCTTTAAACAAAATTCATAAGAAGACATGAAGATAACTACATACGAATACGAGAAAGTTCCAGTAGAAGAAACTGAAATATTCATTCCAGAAAAACCATTCTATTGTTTTCAGACAGGAGTTAGAAGAGCTATTAGAATAGTTCCAACTTTTGTTACGTGGGAAGGCAATCAATACAATAAAAAAGGAGATGTATATGAACTTGAAGTTACTTGTGTTTATCAAAGCATGGAGTGCATAGTTGAAAGGTTTAATGTAAGAGTTAGTATGATTGAAAACCATATTAATAGAGAAGAAAAAAGTAAGGCTGCAGAAATAAGTAGAATGCTACTGGAGGAAGATTACTACACAAGAACAAAGGAACAGTTTGATGCTGACTTAGAAAGCGCACTGTCTTCTTTTAAAAAATTATAAGATGAAAAATAAGTCAAGAATATGGAGAATGCTTAAAGATGCCCCTGAAGACATTAAATCTATTACAGTGGCACAACTTGTCGATAAGTTTGGTAAAGAGCTTGAGGCAGAGCGTAAGGCTAAACTAAGCAATGATGATAAAGTATGCAGCGACTTCACTGGTGTATATATAAAAGTGAGAGATGAGGATGCCACATTCGGACTTGATGTTGACTACATTAGAATTGATAGCATTAAGCCTGGAAGCATGGATACTGAATGGGAACAACTCTATGATGTCATAGGAGAGAAAGTTCAGTTCTCAAACATAAAGAATGCTCTTAGAGATTGTAATGATAATATGTCTGCAGATGAATTGTATGGAGCAGAAGTTATTACAAAGGAAATCTTTGACCACGCAAAAACACAGCTTGAATTGGCTAACGAAATCATAGATAAGATTAAAGCGTAGTAAAGGTGAATTCCAAATTTATTTATTTTTAATAAAAAGAACAATGAAAAGAATTAAATTACCACAAGGAACAGTTGTAGTTGATGAAATTGCTGATATAAAAGGGTATTACCACGATTCTTTTACGAATAAAATATATCATTCTGGCGATGCTGATTATGTTAAAAGCCCGCAAGTTAATAACATAGTAGCATCTACATTCTTCGTAGACAAAGACATTCCTATGTATTTAGAACAATCTAAAAAATATTTTCCAATAGAGTTTGAGATGGAAACAATTTCAACCATTCCTTTCTCTAAGGAATCTCCATATAGAGATAGAGGGTACGTTGAACAAATTAATACCACAAGAGACAAGAGTGGTCAACTATGGTGCAAACTTAAAAAAAATGATTGAATACTCGAATAGATACAGCAGCACAGACCAACCAGATAAAATGGGTAGGTGGGCAAGAACAGCATCTTACAATAATATTAGGATTGCCTGGATAACCAGATTGGAAGTTAAAGGTGAGGTCGCTTTTTTTGTTACTTGCCACTTTCCAACCATGCAAAATGATACAGCAAATGAAAGCGAGTCATTTGAATCCTTAGAAGAAGCAAAAGGCTTTGTAAAGGAACGCTGGGAATGGTTTTTAAATTCAGTACAAGTATCTGTGGTAGATGAACTAAAGCCAGAACAAATTAAACCAAACGATTTAGAATCATTAGTTAAATTTCTTTTTTCAGAAGGAGAAACTGAAATTAAATTAATTAAAGATAGTAACAAGGTAGAGATTTGGTCTGGAGGTAAATATATTGATAGAAGATTAATGTAATATTGTAATGTGTCGAAATTGGTATCCGACCTACCCTACTGGTAGAGGAAGTGATGGTTCGACTCCATCCGACTGAATGGTTCAGTTAGCTGCAGGTTCGAGTCCTGTCATTATAATTTGCGTTATTAATAGGGAGAGTTGTGAAAGCAGTTCTCCTTTTTTTGTATAGGGATATTTTGATTCTGCAGGAGCAGATTGTACCCAGAGCATCACGATTAAATAGAAACATTAAATAGATGTATTGTATAGGCATTTTCTAAATTTATAACAATTTGCATAGGGAGAGTTGTGAAACGTCAGAGTGAGCAAGGGGAGGGGTGTAAATATGTCACGATGACCTGGGTAATATCTCTGGGGAGATAAGGGGATTTTGTCTCTGGATTGGCATAGTTTTATCCCCAACCAGCAGCTTATATTAGGGGTATAAAATCAGGGAGAAGTGGGTAATATTTGAGGTCGATTCTGGGGAGAGCTGGGAGGGAGCGGGAGAGGGTGCAATTTTATGTGGTGGAGGGTGGGGAAATGTGGGATAAAATAATAGCCTAAAAAATGGAAATTTAGGGGGTGCATTTAGGGAAAGGTTGGTAATGTTAATAACTATTTTTTCTAATAATCAGATAGTTAGGTATTAAAAACATCGAAAAGAGGTAGTTTAATATTCGGTGCTGCACATCCCACATTTCCCCACACCATAGTACTGAATTTTCTCAACCATCCAAATTTCCAAAATTTAGGCGATATTGAAATTGTTCGTACATGTGCATCACCTAAATTTCTAAAAAATAGGACTATACCAAAGCTTGAGTGCAAGAAGCAAGTCGAGCTCTGGGTCGTCCTATTTAGTCTTGCATCCGAAGGTGCAAAATACTGTCATAGAAATTATGGGAAATAATCTAAGAAATCTTTAGGATTCTTAAGCGCATATTGGACCACTAAGCATGGCGTGCGTAGAAGAGCTAAGAAACGAGTTCAGAGCATGGTCGGTGTTTGCTTAAAAAGTTTTGGAGATTTCTATATGTCAGTAATTTTTCATAATGTGTTTTTTCGTTAGTTACTTAGTATTATCTTATACGTAAGTTATCAACAAATGTTCTATAAAATTGTAACTTTTTAAATGATGCTTATTAAGAATGATTCTGCATAAGCACTGCGTGCTCGATGGAGCAGGCTCAAATAATAAATTGGGCAAAAAAGTTTGGGGCAGGAGTGGATTAACCCTGCCATAAGTTTTTCAGTTCTGGGGTAGTAGATGTGTCTCTCATTGTCTACACTTGTATAACGATAAGAATTTAAAAAGTTACAAAGAATAAAATCTTTTTCCGATTCGCTTACAAAATGGTTGGCAAGAAAATATAAGGCAGGCTGGAGTCTACTCTTTCGGTTCACCTCGGTGACCAGACCCGTCTCGCTGTTCGCATCGACATTTGTATAACGATGTGTTTTTAAAAAGTTACAAATCTGAATTTGACCAGTCCCGACTGGACAAAAAAAAACCCCCAGCATAGCTGAAGGTTTTCATATATTTGTGTTCAGGGTTTAGGCTTTTCTTTTCCCTCTGGCGTGACCAGGAATCTTCTCGTTAGAGAGGTAATGCTTGGTAGGCTCTCCAAGCCCTTCAGCTTTAATCTTGTTTAGGATGCTTCCAACATCTTCTGGGTTCACACTTGAGAACGATAGAGTGTTAAATGTTTTTTTAACATTAACAATTCCTTCTTTGGTCTTCTTTTCGTGCGTGTCTTTCTTTGCGCCTGATACGTGTACTGTAAGTCTCATCTCTAATTAATTTTTATGTAAGCAAATGTAGTGATTAAAAAAGAGACTACCAAATGATAATCTCTTTTTAGTTTATATTGTTTTTGCCTTCTTAGGGCTTACGTTTCTTTTTTGAATGCTGTATTGCCCTGCGCTTGTCCAGTTGCTCACCAGTCATATCCTGGTAGTCCTGTTTAATCTTTTTGTGTGCTGCCTGTGTCTTATCATAAATCTTCTTGGTATTCTCATGGGCTACCTTCGCAAAGGTGACCCTGGTAAAAGCCAGAGTAATTTCTAAAAATAGAAAAACTGCTGCAATCATTACCAGGCTTAACAGGACGGAGCCGCTCAGGATGTTTGCCAGAGCAGGTCCAAAAATAATCGCCACCAGAAGCTCCAGAGCGAAAATTTGTTGTCTATATTTTTGTATCCAGAATAAATTAGTCATTGCTATGAGTTATTAAGTTATCGAGCGTCAACCCTTTCTCTTTTGCTTTGTCTGCCATAGCTCCTGAAGCTGCTGCAGCAATTAAGACCATCTCATGGTCTGAAGGAAGTTTTACATCTGAAGAGACTTCTATTGTAATAGTAAGCACTCTTGTTTGTTTTGTTCTTGCGTCTGCCATAATATTAAAAGTTTCTGTTTACTAACATTTTTCTAACTACGTATCTCACTGTCATTTTGGTAGGAACGTTATTGAATCCAGACCCCATGCAATTGTAAGTATAAACAGTATGACTAACTTCACCTCTCTTGAATCCGCCTTCTTCAGACTTCTCAATTCTAACATCACCTTGCTTAACAAGTTCTTCAAAATCTCCAGAGGTATTACACTCAATCATATTTTTAACAACATGGTCAGCTGCCTTTTGACTTGGGAACACTTCCATGTCATAGAAGTTAAATTTGTTCTCTAATTTGCTAAGCTGTCCAATTTCAATAATGTAAACGAATTTCATATCTCTAAGTTTTAATGTGGTTAAAAAACCTGCATGAACAATCTCACGCAGGTTATGTTATATCTGTATAACGACAGGAATTTAAAAAGTTACAAAGTTTACTTACCAATAGCTAAAACAACATGAGCCTGTGAGGCGTTTTGTGTTTCTATGTTATCATGGTTAAATACTTCTCCAGTAATTGTACTACTTGCATCATCATTGACTGCCAGAATATAATCTTCCCAATGAAACTCTAAAGGAACAGTTAACAAATAATTATTTGCATTATCATATATGTCTATCGTATAAACGAGACTGGTATCTACATTACATTGAAGTGTTGCAAAGTTTGGTGAAGTAACTCCATCAGAATAATTGGAGAATGTTGTAGACAAAGAGTCAACGGACTCATTTGGGCTTTTTATGACAACTTTGAAGTCATATCCTGCAAATCCATTGCCGTCATCAAAAGAATAAACCTGAAGGTTCATTGCTACTGGTTCATTGGTTGTGACAACTGTTGTGTCTGGTTCAGGTTTCGGTTCAATTGTTTCTTTCTTGCAACTTGAAATTGAAGTGAACAATCCTGCTAATGCTAATACTAATAAATACTTTTTCATAATAATTGTTTTTAATTTAAGTGTATAACGATGTCAATTTAAAAAGTTACAATTTAGAATAAACTAAGCTGTGTACCTGGTTTTGGCTGTGTTTTGTTTACTGGAGTTCCGAGTCTCGGCTTTCCTTCTCCTGGCGTTCCAACCAGAATTTCTACATTACCAATTGCAGCGTACATTCCGCAAAGTGCGTCAATTGCTCTACGCCCTGGCTTATCTCTGTAGCCTGCGTGGTTTGCTTTGTGTTTTTTTGAATTTGGGTTTCCCATGATTGTATAACGACAGGAATTTAAAAAGTTACAATGAATAAATTCATTTTCCGCTTTGCTTGCAACTTCGTTGTTCGTAACGAAGCAACTTACTATAAAAGCGAAAAGCTCGGTGACAAAACCGAGCTTTTCTGATAAGAGACAATTCCGTCAGGATATTCCACCTTCAGGATAGACAACTAAAACTTCCAAAAGGAAATCTCGTTAGAATGTAGGTATCTTTCAGCCTACATTATCTTATACGTTTATAAATTTAGAATGTTCTATTTTTTATGAATTATTTTCAGAGTCACCTGAACCAGGATTCTTCTTCTCCTTCAGGATTGCACTAATCTCTGTTGCAGATTCATAGTCATCATCCTTAATAGCTTTTGCCAAGAGTTTCTCTAACTCCTTGACACTCATATCTTTAAGTTCTACATTTGTCTTGCCGCTCAAGCCAGCAGCCATTGCGTTAAAAATCATCTCACTCATTTTTCCCAGTTCAGGTTTATTGGATGATGTTTCTCCTGTGTTCAGGTTTGTAACAGTCATGTTTGAGCCTGGCGGCATCATTCCCTGAAATATACTGGATATGGATTGCGGCTGGCTTTGTTTTACAATTTCCTGATTTAGCTTTGTTGTCTGCTCCAGGATTTCACCGAACAGCATAATTGCCTTTCCGATTGTTGCGGCAACGATTACTGACATAAGCAATGTTATTCCCAGGCCTGCTGCCATGATTCCTTCGAACATAAACCCCTGTGGTTTTATTAGGTTGTCAATAATAAAATAGCTACCCCCAGCTGTAAGAGCTAAGCCTATCAGGATTGATAAGTATATGATAATTCCTCTGTGCATAAAAAAAGTCTTTGCACAAAGATACGCAAAGACTTTTACAAATAAAAATTATTTATGTTATTCTGACAACTTTTCGATTATCTCCTGCAGCTCCTGGACATCCTCTTCTTCTTCAGGAAGGAATTCTATTTCGTTTATGATAACTTGTAATTCTTCAGCTGAAGATATTACTTTAAAAACTGCTGTTGCTTCTTCTACTTCTGGATAAATTTGTTCAATGGTTTCAATCAGTTGTTGATTTTCTGTCTGGTAACAAAGTTCTACTATTTCTTCAAACAATTGTTTTGCTTCTTTTAGGTTCATGGTTGTTGGTTTTAGATTTTCTGATAAATATGAATTAAAAACCAGAATTCCAACGGTTGTAACTTTTTAAACCATTATCGTTATAACTATGTCCCTTGAGTGAAACAGGCAAGGTAAGAATAAGTGCCCTGTGCCTTAAAGTCAAGAGCACAGCCTTGACAGGCAATCCACCCCTGCCCTAAACTTTCCTTAGACAAAATTGGTCACAAAAAAAGGAGAACATTTCTGCTCTCCTTAAGTTTGTTGTTTAGCATCTTATGCATCAAGTAATTCAAGACCTAAGCCATAAACAATTTGGTTTGCTTTGTTCTTTGCTCCGAACATTGTACTCAACTCATTTGAACCTCTTGAGTTCATAATATGTGTAGAATAATGTGTGACCCCATTGAATAATCCCCAAGCGTTGTTACCAAGCTCTGCCATTTCTGTTCTAATACTTGCAGTAATGTCATCAATCTTGTTCAACTTTTGAGAAGACAACTCTGTGTTTCTCTCCTTAACAGTCATTGCTCTCTCTTCAACAGTCAAATCAACAAGACGTGCAAGACATTCTTGAACAATCTTTTCATCAATTTTTGTGTTATGAAATCTCTCAAAGTTTTCGTATAAATTTCTTTCGTAATCTCTATACGTTTGAATGTTTTTAATAATGTCTTCAACTCTTACCATGTTATTTACAGTAAGTCTGCTTTTGAAGTCCTTCACAATTGAAGAGAATTCATTTGTGCATCTAAGGTAAGTATTTGTGTGACCAATAAAGAAGCTACGCCCTCCGTCAAATCCAACACCAATTGTTAACTTACCTTCAATCTTTGAGCCTGCAATCTCAAGAGGCTCGCTCATTTCCATCTGACAAGTAATCACGGGCTTGTTAGCTCCCATTTGCCCTTCAACACTATTGTCATTCCAATCCTTAAAAATAAGTCCAGAACCTCCAATTGCACCTGCAACTTCGTTTGCTGTATCAGAGAATTGTTGAGTTGTCATTGGCGTATAAGACTCTTTCATAACAGCAATGCTTGACCCATTGTCATCACGAGTAATTTCTTTGTACCCTTTTATAGGGTTTCCATTAATGTCAAGAATTCCTGTTTGCTTAATGTCCCAGTTAAATGCATTTTCATTTTTCATAATAATTGTTTTTTGCGACTGCAAAGCAGGTCTTGCCCTGCGGTCATTGGTTATGACTGTATAACGACATAGATTTAAAAAGTTACAAAATGTTACAAAATGTTACAAAGTGTAAAAAATATAAATCTATTTGTTCTTTCATTATCTTATACGTAAGAGATTTTAAAATGTTCTACCTAAAACAATCTTTTTTAGGCGATATGTTAATAACGGGCTTTATTTTTCTAAAATTATAAATTTATATTTCACGAGAGTATTGGGCAGGTTGGAGCTTGTTCACAAAATCCAACGCACGTTGGAGTCTACTCTTCCGACTTTCTCCGCCAGGCCCTTTTCTTATTTGTATAACGATGGATATTTAAAAAGTTACAACGCTGCGCTCGTTCGGGGCAACGCACAAAAAACCCCGTGGTGTATCATAACCACGGGGCACTTAAACTATTGGCGCTAACGCTTTGCTTCATTCACCGAACTAATAGCTTTTTATCATAACACTACTTCCAGACAATAGTCACTACACTATCACATCCCAGTAGTATGGGGTCGGTCATAAGACCGTTGGTTTTATGTTATGAGACATTATTTTCAAGGTTAGCTAATTTCTTTTTAAGAATCTCTTTACCTCTTGCAACAGCTGTTCTAAGTGTTGAATTCAATTCAAGACCAAGAGCCTTTGCCGTTTCTTCAAAACTCATTTCATCAATGTATCTGCAAATCATTAATTCACGAACTTTTTTGGACTTAATAGAATTAACTGCATCAGAAACTTGTTTTGTTACCTCATCATGAACAAGAATTTGCAATGGGTTTGGAGTATCTGAATCTAATTGAAATTCCATTCCATCATTGTCGTCTGACGTCTTACTTTGAAGCGAATCCAAAGAAAGAACTTCGAACTTTGCTTTTCTCAACAAGTCAATCAAAGAGTTGTTTGCAATCTTGTACAACCAAGTAGAAAATGCACCCACTTTTGGGTCATAAGTGTTAATGTTCTCATGCGCCTTTACAAAAGTTATCATAAGCAAATCCTCAGCAACATCTGTATCTCTCAATCTCTTGAGGAAGTGAATGCGGACTTGTTGGTTGTGTCTACCATACAGCTTACTAAAAGCATCATCTTTTGCTCTTGCTGTGGCATTAATATCTTGAAGCACTGCTACGTTTGCTTTATCTTTAGTAGCTTGTTCTGAATCTTTCTTTACGTTTGTCATATCTCTCTCTATTTATTGGTTCGTGTATGTATAACGATGGTTATTTAAAAAGTTACAAAATACTTTTTAGTTAATTCACTCATCAGTTTTGTAACTGATAAACAAATCTCAAGGTCATCATCAATAGAATTATAAATCACCTTAATCTTCTTGTTGAATTCTTTCTTAAATACAGAATACGAATCGTGGTTCCTGTAGGCGTTTGAATACTGGAAGATGATGTTCATTAACATCTCTGGCAAAGTGACACCCATTTTAATTACATCCCATTCTTCTTGAGTGTAGAACTTCATCACCTCAACTCCTGAAGAGAACTCATAATAAATCGAGTCCAGTTGACCCATTCTATTTTTCTTCGTATCCATTGTTCTAACTCCTGTTTTAGAGTTGTACTCTAAGTGTACCTGAACATCCGCATCGAACAACATTCCTGACGGTCCTGAAAACGTGTTGTCTTTATTCAACTGACAAATAAGAATTACAATTCCTTGCGTCTCATCTTTCCATCTGTATAAAGAGTCCAGTACGTGGTGGTAAGCCTCATCTTTTCCCATGCCTTTTTTCCTAAGTTGTTTCACAGCGTGTTGAAGTGAATCAACCATAACAAATCTTGGCTTATCTCTATAAATGAAATCCATGAACTCATCAAAGTCTTGGTAATCTTTCCCGTCAGTAATAAAACAGTTGGAATGTGTTTTAATTCTAAGAGTTTGTCTCTTAACTGAAGACGCTAAACTTTCTAAGGCGTGAAATAATGTTGGTTTTTTAATTTCTCTTTGAATCAGTTTGCAAAGAGTTGTCTTACCTGCACCTGAAGTTCCTGTCATAAGAATCAGGTTTCCAAGTTCGAACCCTCCATTGTTAGAAAGGAACAGGTCAAGAGTTTTAATCCCTGTCTTAATAGACGGAGTATTAATAATCTCAACTTCATCATATGTTCTTTTCGTTTTCATCTTTATCTTAGTTTAATTTTGCTGTATCATTGTATACTGGAGAAACATCTGTAAATGCTACATATGTTACTGCCTCAGCAGCGAGCATTCTTGTGACCAACTTGTCACACACTATGAATGTATCGAAAAATGCTTCATCAGTCATCATCCCTCTAAGCATATCATACTCTCCTTTGTTTATAATCTTTTTCTTTATGCTAAAATCTCTCTTCTTCATGACTATTATGTTTATAACGATTAATATTTAAAAAGTTACAGTCTGTATTATTCAGGCCTTTGGAGTGGGGTTCACTTTCGGTGCGGGCACTGTCCATGGGTCTCCTCTCCTTGGTTTCTCCTTGGGCTTTTCCGTTGGAGATGGTTTCGTAACTGGCTTTGGTTCTACCAAAGGTTCAATCATCTGTATATTCCTCATCTTATATTATACGATTTTAAATTTTAAAAGTTCTATTTTTCCTGATTCTTTTGAATCTTGTTGTATAGATATGAACACAGTTTTTAATTCTTCATAATTTAGTTGAGATAATTTTGATATTACATCAGGTAATTTATTTGATTCTATTTCTATTGTTTCTAAAAAATCAGAATATATAACTGGAGACAATGTATTATGCCAAATTTCTTGATTATAATCATCTGAAAGAGCATAATATAATTTTAACTCTTCTTCACTAAAATCGGTTGGTATACCTTTACAAATAAGATAATCAATCACCACTTTATTTGTCTCCAATAAAAGTACTGGAAAATTTATTCCTTCACAACTTAATCCATCTTCAAAATCAATTTCACAAACTCCTTGTTTTTCTACTCCAGACAAATCTTGACTTGGTTCCTGAAGCCAAAGTAAATAACTAACAACTGCAGAATAAATATCATATAGTTCAATTAATTTATTATTTAATTCATCAAGTTTTTCTTTTACAATATAATATGCGCTTGACCAAATCATAACAGATGAACCATGAACAATAGAATTTAGTATTATTCTTTTATTTGCTTCTTCTTTTATTAATCTTAGTCTTTCTGGGGAGACTTCTATTTTTTCATTTTCAGAGTCAAAATCATATTCAATATCATCTTGATTAACAATCTTTGGTTTAATATTTATATCTTCTGGTACATCATACATTTCTCTAATTGTATCTTCCGCTATTTGTTCAAGCTCTGATTTAATGCTACTCTCAATAATATCTATTTTAAATTGATACGTTTTATATAAATTAAATAAATATACTGGGGAGAGATTGTGGTCTCCAACTCTTCTTTTAATTAACTCAAGAGATTTATTAAAACCAATATCCATTAATCTTTTTGGATTATGACTAAAAACTGGATGCGAACTTAAATTGAAATTCCCGTCTTCTATTTGTTTAATTATGTTTTGGCCTGGCTTCATTTTAATAGTTTATCTAATTTATTTTTAACATTCTCATCAAAACGAATTCTTAATAATTTAATTTCATTTTTTTTACAAAATTCAGTCTTGATAAGGTCATTTTCTTGTGTCTTCTTAAGTTTTAATTTTGCAACTTCTGTATCTTTTAATCTCCAAGGATAAAAATGCTGCGCACCATCAAATTCAATCAAAACATTTAAGTCTGGTAAATAAAAATCAAAAGGGAGAACTGCTTTATTTTTGCAATATTTAAATCTCTTTTGTCTTACAAAGTTAACGCTTTTTTCTTTAAGAATTTTTGCAACCAACTTTTCTCCTTTAGACTCATTACATGTTGGGCATCCTGAGCCCATCATATGGTGAGAGGGAGATTGCATAAATTCTCCATGCTTTAAGCAAATTATTTTAACTTTTTTTTTGCTATTGATTAATTCTGATTTAGAGTAATCATATTTAAAATCGTGAATCAAATTACTCCTATCTATAAAGCCTTCAAGAGAAAGTTTAGAGGTGCCTCCACATTTAGGACAACCATTTCCAGATAAATGATAATTAGGTTTTTGATTAAAATCTCCATGAAACTTACAAGTTATAATAATAGGAGTTCTATTGTTGATATATTTGACTTTATCATAAATGAATTTGTCACCATGAACGCTGATAGTTTTATCTACAAACTCTTGACGAGTAAGGGAGAGTTTGTGTGATGCAGAGTTGTTTCCACATCTTGGACAACCGTGACTCTTTATATGAGTTTTGGGAGACTGTGTAAACTCACCATGATTAGGGCATACAATAACAAAAGCTTTTTCTATATCAACATAAGATTCTTTATTATAAGAAAATTTGTTTCCATGTTTATCTTTAGCTCTTATCAGGAAGTCATCAAAAGTAATTCTCTTCCCTATCCTTCTTTTAATTTTACCACACTCTGGACAACCTTGGCCACTAATGTGGGCTGCTGTAGTTTGAAGGAATTCACCATGAACTTTACACCCTATAGCTACTTTAGTTAATCTGTCTTTATAATCTACGTATGAATAATCATACAATTCACCATGAACCTTTTTAAATTTTATTAATATATCTTTCATATTAATAAATATATAAAATAAAAATGAAAAACCAAAATAACTCTGTTTTCTATTTTTATAAAACAATACTTCAAAGAACGTTTTCTAAATTTATAATTTTAGTATGCTCCGTCTGGAGTTGAATAATCTGCCTCACCACTTCCGAACTCTACATCACCAGCAGCGTCAATTGCATTCTCACAAGCTTCTTGTTCAGTTGTTGCTACAACTTTCATTGTTCTGAAGGCGTGAGTTGTTCGACAAACTTCAACAGTCCATATTCTTGACTTAGGTTCTTCAGGCAAGCAGTGCTCTGCCATGTCTGAGTTAGCGTCATTTGCTACAGGGGCTTTCACTGGACAGTTATCAATAATGAACTTTCTTCTCTGGTCCTGTGGAATTACTTCAACAGCTGCTCTTAACATATTTGCCACTACTTGGTCCAAGGTATTCAGGTACTGTTCGAATTTATTATCTATGCTGCTCATGTTATTTAGTTTTTGGAGTGTACAACATTGTACGTTTTTTTTTTTTTCTCAGTGTATTCAGGAGTCTTAACGAATCCAAATTTCTGGTACCACTTAGGGAGACTTCGAATTAGAATCTTATCCTTCTTAACTCTTCCGTGACCCACAACTGGGTGAGACATCCCTACAATTCTATCAGTTAACCTTAACATCAAAAGTCTTACATAGTTCTTTGTCTATATTTACAATCGAAACATATAGCAATTTACCGCTGTAGAAAGGTATCTTTCTCATTAACGCTGACTCAACTTGGCTAATTCTTGTAAATCCGCTATCATATACTGAAGCTAAAATTTTTCTACTTTTTGAGCAACATACAGTTGCTTTAATTGTATCTGTTTCTTTAATTCTAAACATTTTATTTTGGTTTTTTATTAGTTAATTATATAACGATGGTGATTTAAAAAGTTACAACTTGTGCTCCCACACGGGTTCGAACCGTGGACTGCGGGTTTTAGAAGCCCAGCTTTCTACCAACTGATAGGAGCGAAAAAAGGGAGAGGTGTGAATTCCTCCCTATCAATCTTATTTCAATAGCTTGGCAATATCTTCTGCCGAAGCCTTAGACTTCAATTTGTTAACAATTGCTTTAAGTACTGCTGCTTTACCACTTGCAGGGTTATCCTCAATTGCAAGTTCAATTGCTGCTTCCAACTTGGCAACATCCGCTGACAATTTCTTTGTGTTAGCATTTGCTGAGGTAGCCTTCTTTTTCTTTGGCTCTCCATCCTCATCCCCTGCATCAACATTCGCATTTGCCACAGCCTCTTCTGCCAACTTCACTTGCTCTTCTGGGTCTTTGGTTGTTCTCTGAATCTCATTCACAAGAGCCACAGAAATCAATCCTTTCTCAACCATGTCTTGAATGGTCTGAGGTGCTTTGGTGACATTAATAATGTTGTACACCTGCGCTTGTGAAAGACCTACGTTTGCACCAATCTCCAACGGCTTCATTCCCATTGCTTTAAGTCTTGCAAACCCAGTAGCCATCTCAGAGGCTGAAAGTTTCTTTGAAGCCTCTCCATCAAGCAACATTGTTAAGACACGACCTTTCTCATCTCCTTTTGCGCTCATCACATTTACGTGAGTAATGTTTGCACCATACTTTTTGTTGGCAATCGCAATTGCTGCCAATCTACGGTGTCCTGCTGTCAAGAGGAATTTGTCCTCTCCACGAACTTTCGTTGCAATAATTGGAGTCTGCTGTCCAAGTTTTGCAATTGACTGAGCGAGCGCATCAATGTCTCCAAGGTCTGTTCTGACGTTGAATCCCTTCTCAACAATTATTGCTGCTAATGCTACTTTGTAAAAATCACTTTTTTGAATTATTTTCATAATATGTATTTGTTTATTGGTTCACTTGTATAACGATGGCAATTTAAAAAGTTACAATTAAACTATAACTTTCTCAACAGAATCATCAATAACACTTGAAGAAACTTTAATTTTTCTTGTAAATGTTTCACTATCTTCAGGTGCAAGCCCTTCTCTATCAGCTGCAAATGACAAACCATCTGCAACATTGTGCATGACTTCACGAATATCTCCATCTGAACACACCTTATCTTCAAATTCTATTTCTACTGTAAAAATTAATTTTTTCATAATGTTTTTTTATTAGTTCAAGTGTATAACGATGGTAATTTAAAAAGTTACAAAAAGCCCCCACGTCAATGAGGGCTTTAGTTTTATGCTTTTACACCTATTGACTTTAGGTATTCTAAGTTTAGAATTTTGTTTCCTGCTTTAAGTTCTCTCTTCACTACGCCCTGAAGCATAGTTGCCACAGCCTCCTGCTTGTACTTTTTAAGCATTGCTGTAATTGTACCTGCTTTGAATGAAATAATGCTGTAGCCATTCGGTACTTCAATAAGAATTCCTTTTTTAGCATCTCTATTTAATTGTTTTTGAAATCCTGCTTCAGAAACAAGCGCACCAATTACACAATCAAGTGTATCACGGCTTGAGTAAGTTCGTCCACCACCCATCTCTGTTTCATGTTCAGGAAAGGTTTTCAACTTCTCTTCTAATTCAGCCTCAACGTTTCTTGCTTGTTTGTAGTCAGTTCCAATTGGGCTGTACTCAAAGCATCCACCATGTGCGCTGTCATATACGTGCAGGACAGCTTTGCCATCCACACAAATATCTGCGTCAAATCCCTCCATTCCATCATGTCCTGGAAAGGTCTTTAACTTTTTTAAAGTAATCTTTAATTCTGAGGCTGTCGCCAATGTGTTTTTAATACTCATGTTGTTATATTTTTTATGTTACAAGTATATAACGACACGGATTTAAAAAGTTACAAAACTACCAACACATATAGTTAGAAATTATAACAACCTTACCATCATCAAGCGTTGCTGTACCATCAATGCTGTGTGCTCCGTGTACATATTCCAACCAGTATTCAACTGCTCCTTGGTCTTCTGCTTTGCATACAACACTTACACTCTTATAAGGTAGAGTCTTTTTTGTTATTGGACAAATAGCAGGAACGCCAATCTTTTTTGAAAGGTCTTTACCTTCTGGTGAGTTTGGCTTATAAGGAATTCCTTGAGCTATAATCATTCCTTGACTAATCTTTTTGTGAGAACCTCTTGGGTCACCTGCTTCAGTGTATTCACCCCATACGTCATCTTTGGTAATTCCTTGGTAAATTTCTTTGTTCATGGTATCGTGTTTTTATTTTATAACGATTATTATTTAAAAAGTTACAATCCGCTTCGCTACTTGGCGTAAACGCACAAAGGGAGACTTTACTTATGCTGCTTGCCTATCTAATAGGGAGACTTTGAAATTGTCAAGCAATGCCAACCTCTCTCTTGCTGTTGCGTGAAATTCTGCTGTTGTCTGGCTTGAAGCCTCTTCATTTAAAGTTGTGGAAAGGTTTCGAGTTTGGTTCTTAATCATTCTATTAATATGAATTTCAATTGCTTCTGGCGTACCAACTTCAAAAAGAAACTGCGTCATCATTTCAACGTGCTTCTTTGTTGCAATTCTATTGTTTCCACTAATGTTAACTTTGAAGCCTTGGAAAGTTCTCCAGAGCATTCCAATAGCTCCTTCAACCTTTGTCTGGTTAATCTTTTTTGTCTCTTCTGGCGTTTGGCACAATTTGTATAATTCACGTACCTCAGCCTCAGTAATATAAACGTCTTCAATTTTTGTGCTGTACTTCTTAAGAACAACAACATCAGTATCCAGACCAGTCTTTGGGTGAGCTATCATTACCTTAAGGCATGAAGAGAACATACTATCAGAATTACTTTCACCTCCTGCTTTAATCATGTAATCCAGACCTTCACCTGGGTATCCAAGACCCCATATCATTGCGTGGCGTACCTGTTGAGCTGTTGGTTGTTTAACATTCTCAAGAATTCCTACAGCATCACCTAAGTAATCTGGGTTGCCCTGAAAGTTTTTGTGGTTGTAAAAGCAAATTGCTTCTGGCTGTTCGAATAAAAGAGCTTCTTTGCGTTCTTTGCTGGCTCTATTCAACAGCTCCTTAAGTGCTCCTGAAACACCGTCAATATAATAAGTCTTGTTGTTTAATTTTACAGTCTTCATGTCTAATGTTTTTATTGGTTACAAGTGTATAACGACAGGAATTTAAAAAGTTACAAACTATCGGTTTACTTTAACGTCAAAAGACTTATGTGTCTCTTCATCAATATTTGTAATTGAAATGCTTATTAACTTTCCGCCATAGAAGGGTATCTTCCTCATCAAAGCTGACCTAGCGCTATTAATTGTTGTAAAGCCACTATCGTATAGTGTTGCTAAAAGCTTTCCACTTCTTGAGCAGGTTGCTGTTGCTTTAACTGTATCTCTATCTTTAATTCTAAATCTTGACATTGCTTTCTTATTTTTTATTGTTATAAATTTCTCTAGCGTGCTTGGTAATTTTTGCTTTATCCCAGGGAGATGGAGCTAAATACTCTTCACAAACTTTTGCTCCAAATCTCAAACTATTGCAGGCATCAATCATTTTTTGCTTGCTTATTGACTTGGCGTGCAGGTAATCTCCAGAGTTGTTATGTAGTGTATAAACTGCCATTGTCTTAATGTTTTTTTATTGGTTATGACTATATAACGATGGCAATTCAAAAAGTTACAAAACGCCTAAAACAATAAAATATAGGTCAAAAAAGTTTAAGGCAGGTTGGAGTCTACTCTTCCGCCATTTTTGAATGTCGTGCCCGTCTCCATGTGTATAACGATAGGAATTCAAAAAGTTACAAAGCACAAAAAAGCCCCCTGTTACGGAGGCTTGTAGGCTTATTCTTCTTTAGGCTGTCTTGGAGGTTCGAGGAAATCTTCTGTTTCCATGTACTGACCTCCACCGTCTATCATCATGCTGGAGCTGTACTCTGCAACTTCTGTAATTTCTCCAGACTGGACCATTACTTTAAGTTCGTCAACAACCATTTCCATTTGAAATTCACAGTTTTGAGTTCTACCAGAGGAAAGTCTTATCTCGACCATTTCTCCGTGTACATCCGAATCGTGAACAGCAAAGTGACCATCTTGCTTTAGGCGTTTATCGGTTCGCTCTTTAATGTTCTTAATCATTTCGCATACTTTTACAGCTTCTTCTTCGCTGTTAAGGTATATTTGTATGCTACCTTCTGCAAATACTCCCATGAGGTTTTAGTTTTTGAGGTTTATTTATATTTTGCCCACGCTTCTTCGGGTAGGCTTTGAATTAATACTTCTTTTGGTACATTCTTTAGAATTTCGTCCAATACCGTTGTATCGCCAGAGTTAGCATCTGCTACCACTTGCTCTATAACTTCATCAACAAGTTTTTGAAGTTCTTCTTCTTTTGGTTTATTGAAATCGTCAAGGTGTTTTGAAAGTTCTACAAGCGCACCTGTTCCTCCTGTATATTTACCAGTAGTAATTGAAATTCTTCCAATCTCTGAGCCTGCTTCTGCAATTGGAGAGCCAAGTTCTCCTTTTTGTGTTCTGTACGCAATGAATGCGTTTCCTTTTTTTAAAATTTTCATTTGTTGAGGTTTTAAAGTGTTATATTTGTATAACGATGAGTATTTAAAAAGTTACAATTATCCTTTTAGGTTAAGAATTTCTTCTCTACAAAGCACAAAGTTATACTTTCCATTTACAACATCAGCCAGCACTTGAGCAAGTTCTTCAATGCTGTGGTCACTTCCGTGCCAATTAAGAACGTCCATAGCCGTCACAGTTGACTCTTCGTATTCCATTTCATTGTGAGCATCAATTGACTTTCGTTCTCCATCAATTTCAAATTCTAATTTAATACTTTCAATTTCAAATTCTTCTTCATCACTTTCTACAAAGAATAAGGCTAACAAATCTTCGCTTAACAAATCTTCCTGTGTTAAGTCGTACTTACAGTCTTCAAAAATTTCTTTGTCAACTTCAAGTTTACAAATAATTTCTGTTGCTTCTCCACAATCAGGTTCTCCATAGGTTTCGCTATAACATACATCTAAAATGTATTCTCTACCGCCCCTGCTTAGAGTTACTGCGCCAATGTTTGGGCTAAATTGTAATAGTCTATCAAATACTATTGTTAATTGAATAATCTTTACGTTTTTCATTTGTTGAAGTTTTTAATGCTCAAGGTTATAACGACAGGAATTTAAAAAGTTACAATCCGCTTAGCTACTTGGCGTAAACGCACAAAGGGGACATTTCTGCCCCCCTGTATTATTAAATGTATTTCTTTACTACATCAAAAACATCCTTAGAAATCTCCTGCGTTCCACCTGCGAAACACATAATTTCTCCATTGAACCAGTAGCCACCATCTTCTTCATCTCCACCGCCACCGTAGAAGTCGCTTGTATACTCTTCAAGCCACTCATCAGCGTTTGTTCCATCATCCAATGCAACAACTCCTTTGTGGGTGTATTCGTATTCTCCGTTTCTCTCATCAATAGAGTAAGTGTAGAAACGTTGACCTTCAAAAGGTTCAAATACACTGCATACATCATCAAAGCCGTCATACATTGCTGGAATATATCCTGTGGCATTCTCAACGTGTTCTTTGAAAATCTTTGTTAGTACTTTCTTGCACTTGTGGTTCAGAAAATGGTTGTTAATAAGAAGTTTTATTTGCTCTAATCCCTTTTCACTGGCATCATAGCCAAGGTTAGCAAATTCTTTTTGAAGACTCTCGTTTTGTTGAATAAGCAGAGTCATGCTCATTTCGTTGAAGTAACGCATAATTTTGAGGTTTTAATTAATTATTCTTAGGTACTGGTATAACGACAGGAATTTAAAAAGTTACAACTTGGCCAACAAGTCGTCAACTGACCATCCATCATTTTCAAATTGTTGCTTAAATCCGTACTTCGACAATACAGGCGTCAGTTTTTCAATATGTTCAGCACTCAATTTTCTTCTACCATTAACGTAATGACTTAAAGTTTTAGTTGGCAAATCAGCCTCTGTTTCCAGTCTACGCAAAGAAAGGCTTGGTCTGTCTTTTAAAAATTCTTCTATACTCATAACACTATAACCTTTGTTTCGGGTTTCACATACATACTTTTGTACCTCAATCCTAAAATAAAAGGTTTTCCACCGCTTTTTACTATTCGAGTTAAGTAACATTTATCTGTATTTTGAGCATAAGAAATGCTTTCCCACACAACTCTACCACCTTTCAACTTAAACTTTTGGTCTTGGTAGTTTCCGCAAAGTTCAAATGCTGTTATTTCTTTATATTCCATCCCCAACCTTTTATTTTAGTTAAATCCTCACCTATCCATCCAATCTCGTTTCCGTTCTCGGTTATAGTTGCTGTCTTTTTTTGTTCAGCGTATTTCTTTGCTTTCCGTTCTATAACGTTTAAGTCATAAGAAGTTTCAACGCTATTACTAAGCTGTATTGCATAAATCACCATAGTTCTATAATTAATCATTGTACCAACAAAGGTACTAAATAAAATTGAGAGTACCAAATGCAGTACACATAAAGTCGCAACAAAAACTAAGCACAACACAAAATATAGTGCATAGCTCGTGCCTCGCTACTACACATACACAAAACGTTAGCGTTCATTTGCCAACGCATTTCTATCTACTTAAAAAATCGTCTATAAAATATGGTCGCATACCTTTTTTAGAACCTGCCGTTGTTAGTTTTTTACCAGTATTAGCATCTTCAACCCTACTTCCAAGAGAATATGTTTTATATCCTTTTTTGTCTAAATTTATAATATACTTATAATCACCCTTAGTATTAGGTTTCACGTATATTACTGCACCATTTCCAAAGTCTGATGGTTTTGATTTTTTAATATCAGCAGTTGTACATACCCATAAATTTTTATCTACTTTTTTCATTTTATTGTTGTTTACTGCCAACGCTCAAAAACGAAACGCTAACAAAGTGTATATGTAATAAGGCTAAATTAGTTCAGCTCTTCTATTCAATGTACGTGCATAGCCTTACTACACATACACAAAACGTTCGTGCTGTAATTAAAGTTTAGTGCTTTTAATGCCATAATTAAATTTCTAAAAATCTACGTATCCAACTTCTAGTATCAATTAACTTTAGTATTGTTTTTGTAGTCTGCGTATCTAATTCCGCCTTATAACTATGTATTCTCCATTTACCTTTTGGTAGTGGAAATTTTAAAGTGTCCCATTCAGCACTATTGTTTGTGTCGGCTACTAATTCGTTATTATTAGTAATTCCTACATTCATAAAGTTTTTAGGCAATTCAATATTTAAGTATGTTTTCATTTTTTAGAAATTTAATTATTTAGTTCTGTTATTAATTCAAGGTTCCGTGCATTTAATGTCGCACTATTCATATAGCAATACGTTGTACACAATGCTAAGCGTACAATGGTTTTTCAGAGTTCACGTTTTCAACCCAAAAAGAATGGCATTCGTCAGGGCTGTTAAATCTTGTGTTCTCAATAAATTCATCAGTTCTACTTGACGGCATTGGTTCTCTATGAAATTCACCATCTTTACCCAATACCCATTCGTGCATTTTCAGAACCCATTTTTCAGTATCATCTATTTGCAATCTTCTTTCAATTACAATGGGTCTTTTGTAAAAAATGCACTCTCCTAAGTCAAATTTTACTGCTCTTTCAAGCCATTCTTTTTGATTCATCATATATTTAAAGTTTTGTCGTCATTATCCGAAAATGTATTTAACAATCATGTTAACATTATCAGGGTTCAATCCTGAATTTTTTAATCTACCTTTCCACATTGCCAGACCCTGAGCATGGCTAACTTCTCCATCACAGTAAAAGTTTTCAGGCGCATGGCTTGGCTCAAGAACAATAACTGCTTGTTCAGGAGTTAGGGAGAGTTGGAATTTCTTGTCTGCTTTTAATTCAGCCTGACATTCCTTTTCATAATTATTTTGTCTCTCTTCGTACTCTTGTTTGAAATCTTTCATTGTCTTTTGTTTTAGTCTGGTTGTATAACGATAGCAATTCAAAAAGTTACAAACAAAAAAAGAGAGCTTATTCGCTCTCTCTCTTACTAATAATTATCGTGACGTTCTGGGTGTCATTCTCTTCGGTTGGAAATTCCCACTCAAACTCTTCGCCTTCATGTTGCATCCGTTCCAACTCATCCTCTTCCAGAGGTACTTTGACAGTAAATTTTTGTTGAGTCAATGTTGCCCAAGCTTTTCTAACTCTCTCCTGCTCTTCTGGGTCTTCGCTTGAACAATCTTCAAGGTAACAATTAATTACATTAATCAATATGTCTTGTGCGTCTGTTATTTTCATTTTCGTGTTTTTAAAAATCAGTATCTAATTGAATGTCCTCTTGTCCATCTTCATACTCAACTTCACATACAAGGAATCCTATTCTGTTTACATAGTGGAATCCTGCAACGTAAAACATTGTATCATCATCCCCCTCAATAATTGTCCAAACTTTCTTTGTAGTTTTAGCGAGGTTGAAAACGTAGTCAACTTCTTCTCCGTATGTTTCATACATACATCCGTTGAATCCTGCGTTGTCGTCAAGGTGGTTGGTTTGAGGTTTGAATACCTCGTCAAAATTGTCTTCTGTAATATTCATGTCGTGTTTTATTGGTTCGTGTCTGTATAACGACAGGAATTTAAAAAGTTACAAATTAGACAATCAGTTACAAATCACCTTTGGGTCATATCCAATAGCAACTTCACCACTCATAAAAATATCGGGGTTGTCTATGTAGTCCAACACTATGGTCGCTCCGTCTTGAATCATCTCTTGGTAAATTGTAATACAGTTTTGTCTGAATTCCTCAGGTGAATCAAATCCTCCTTCTTGGTAATAATCCTTAACCTCTATCATTTGACCTGAAAGTTCACACGTAGTTATTACTTGTTTTGCATTAATATGGTAATTAAAAATAATGCCTGTGCCAATGGCGTGAAAGTGCCAGTATGTTTGACCTGTGAGTGTAAATAGAGCTGTTCTTTTCATACGTGTATAACGATTAATTTTAAAAAAGTTACAAAAACATTTGGATTTAATAGAACTTTATTCTTATATTTGCGTATAATAAATAAAAAAGATTACTATTTATATATAGTGCGGTGGAGCAGTTGGTAGCTCGCAAGGCTCATAATCTTGAGGTCGTCAGTTCGAGTCTGGCCTGCGCAACAAAAAATAAGAAAATGAAAAGATTTGTAAACATAGAGAACAGTGAACGTTTGGAGGAGACTCCACTACTTCGCTATGCTCTAAGTTAACAAACCAGATTGAGGGATTTTTAAATCGCAAAATCGTAGTCAAGAGGATAGCACAAGTGTTATCCTCTTTTTTTGTGCTTATATTTCTTGCGTTATACAAGCGGCTCAAAGTAACTGCCCTTTCAAGGCAGCCCGAAAGGTTCATCGGTTCGAATCCGATACGCAAGACCAAACGCTCCGTTAGTGTAGCGACCCAACACGTCTCACTTTCTATGAGAAGACCATCGGTTTGAATCCGATACGGAGTGCAAGTTAATAGCCCTATAAACTTAATTGTGAAATTGGGGTTCGATTTTATATTTTTTATCTATTTATAATAAAAATAGAAAAGCGTTACCAAATTAATGATAACGCTTTTTGTAGTTTAGTTTAAGTTTTCTTATTTGTCAGCCTCAACAGATGCAGCTCTATAAGCAGTAACTAATTTTTTGATTTCACCAATAGCTTTTCTTGCTCTTCCTGCAGATGCTTTAGTTCCTCCGCTGTGTTCAGTTTCAAAAGTTGTCCACAACTCTTGCATTTCTTCGAAAATCTCTTCTTTGTTCATAATTTATGTTTTAATTTACACAAATGTATGAATAAAGATTTTAATTACCAAAATTAAATGAGGCACAGGGGGAGGAATTTAGTTCTTAGTCGTTATTCAACGTCCAGTTATTTTAAAAAGTTACAAAATGTCAGTCTTTATTAGTTTCATAATCTCATCAACTCCACCATCAATAAGGGAGAGTTTCTTTTCTAAGGGAGAGCCGTCAGTAAAAGTTAACCTTGGTTTTGCGTTTAAATCATAAACAACGTTGGTAACAGCTTTTTTAATCTCATTTTTTAAAGCCTCTCGCTGCTCCTGTTGCCATTTCTTTACTTCTGCAACAGTTTCTATAACATAAGGGTCAAACTGGTACTCTGGGTCTCTCCAGTATGGCTCACCGTTTATTACAACTCCAATAACAACTCCTTCTTCATCGCTGTCATTTGTTTTATAACCATCCATGTGTACAACTCCGTTTTCATCAACGTGGTCTGTAAGAATTTCTGTGAATTTGCTTTTCATTATGTCGTGTTTTATAAAATTAGAATTATTTGCTCTCTAAAAATCTTCTGAATGCAATGTCAACATCTCCGCTGTGCCAATCTTTTGGGTCAGCTGTCTCTTTGACATCATCCACAATGAAATCAACAATCTCTTCATGGTTCTCTGGTTTGTCTATTCCAATTGCTGGGTAAGTTGTTCCAGTTAAATATGTATCTACGAATTTTCTCATCTCTTAAAATGTTTCTATGGTAAGTTCTATTTGTTTCATATTAATATAACGATAGGGTTTTAAAAAGTTACAATTAGTGTTTTACAAACCTCTCTTCACTACCATAAAATGAAGCCATACACATTACAGTTCTTGAAATTTTATTAAGCAAACCTGCTTCAATGTTAATTTTATGGTTTGGTAAAAATGCTCTAAACTGACGGTGCAATGTTTTCATTTGAAATTCCAACTGCTTATCGTTGAATACTGTTATTTCGAAATTCATTCCAGTAGTTTTAATTCCTTTTTTGTCTTCTACGACCTTGCCGTTCTCATCTCGAATGGCAACGCTAATTAAGTATGTAGTATCTTTTTCCATATATGTATAACGATAGGTTTTTAAAAAGTTACAAGCTGACGCTTTTCCGCTGCGCTTACAATTAAACGCTTTTTGACCACTTCTCTTGTGTCATTTGAATAATCTCTTCTAATACGAACTGACCTT